ATGGAACGCATAGGGCGGCAGCTGGCGGCGCAGGCGGTAGATTGCATTCTGCGGCAGGCCGAGCAGGCCGCGCGAATATTCGAACAGCTCCCACAACTCGGGCTGCACCTCAAGAAACGCGTTCGGCGCGCGGGCAAGAACATGCTTCATGAAGCGGGCAAACATGATGGTGTCGCCGTATCCCTGCTCGCTCCAGATCGCCACCGGCTCATTGGTCGGCGTGCCGTCCCACCGCGGGCAGTCGTGCTTGCGATCGGCACCGATCAGATGAAGGTGCGGCTGGCCGTGGCGCAGCTCGTAGCCTTTCCAGCCCTTCCGCCAGCGTCCCATCTGCAGATCGTGCAGCGCGCGCACATGCAGCGTCGGCTTGTGCTCGGGATCGATCCGCAGGTTGGTCTCGATCAGCGTCGCGGCGTTGTAGGTGCGCTGCATGAGCTGCTCATAATGAGCCACCAAAAGCCGCGACATCAGGTCGTTCGGCTCGCGCTCGATCACCCGGCGGTAGCGGATGATCTCGCGCTCGAACATCTGGTCGTCCTGGCGGATGTCGGCGACCTCGTCGAGGTTGCTCACGCCCCACGGCTTGCCGTCGCTGGCGCCCTCTTCGGGCACGCACAGCATCATGACGGACACCAGCACACCGAAGATGTTGCGCTTCACGCCGCGGAAATTGCCGCTGTTGAAGTGGTATGGCCGATGCCAGTACATGCGATAGCCGTACGAAACAAGCTGGGCGATCAGCGCTTCGGACGTATCTTGGTCCTCGTTCTCGATGTAAATGATCGGTCGGCAGCGCTTGATCGTCGCCTCGGCGCCGCGCAGCACCTGCTGCTCGTGGCGATCGACATCGATCTTAATGAACTGCACCGCGGGCAGTTCGAGGCTGTCGATCGTGGTGCAGCCGATCTCGAAGTCGCCGTCGTTGATCTCGGGGCGGCAATAGGCGTGCAGCGCGTCCTGCCGGGATACCTTGATGGTGCCGACATGGTCGGACGCCGCCATCGGAATGACCTTCGCCTGCGGCAGCCCGTTCTGGGCAAGGTTGCTCATCAAGAGCGGCACGTTGGTCGGCGACGCCTCGAACGCAATCACCTGGCCGGTGGGCCCGACCAACCTCGCCATCGGCACCGTGAAGGCGCCGATGTTAGCGCCGACATCGATGGCGACGTGACCAGGGCGCAGGCATTTCCGGAAAACAACGACCTCGCTTTCGGAATATTCGCCATAGGTCGCCAGCGACAGGCCGACCAGCTCGTCCTCGTCATAAATCGAGAACGTGCCGTGGCGCGTCTCGACCTTGCGTGGGGAAAAGAAGGCCGCTGGCGGCCGCACGGGCGTCGCTGGCTCGGTTTTCTGCCCGGGCCCTGGTACTACCCCCATGCTCGGAATATCGAACACAGCGCCCCCGTTGACGTACTCCTGCTGCATGCGTCACCTTTCCAACACAATGTTTCATGATGGGAGAGCCCGATGCCGCGCAAAAGCAGACCAGTCGCGATCAGCATCCAAGCGTCGAAGAAGGGTTGGCGAACACGCCAAAAGATGAAGGCCGCCAGGAAGGCGGCCAGCACCAAAGCGACTACTCTTGATACAGGCAGACTTAGTAACGCCGGACCTTTGGCTCAAACTCGCTAGGCAGCTTGTCGTGCTTGGCGGAATTACAAGCCTTGCACGCCAGCCTGATATTGCTGGGCCAGTTGGTGCCGCCTCGCGATAGCGGGATGAAATGTTCGATCGTCCACTCGATCAGAATGCTTTCGTCGCAGTAGAAGCAGATGCAACCTTGCTCATCCATGATCCGGGTGAGATCGTCCGGCGTATAAGTGCCTTCAGCGCCGCGCTTTAGAGCGCGCCGCTTATGGTAGTTTTGAAGATGCTTATCGGGATTAGCTTGAACCCAAGCGCGATGCTCTCTTGCCTTACGCTGTTTTACACGTGGCTGGGCGTCGTATTCACGTCGCTGCTCCGCTGGACGACGTGCCACCCAATCACGCACATGGATGCGTTGCCGCTCGGCCCACTCAGGATCGGTGCGACGTAATTTGCTTTCACGCTCGTAACGCGCAAGCTTGCGCCCCTCGGAACGGTTGTACTTTTCCTGTCTCTTGCGAACGCACTCGCGGCATTCGGTGCGGAAGCCATCGCGAGACGATTCCCTGATGTGGAAGTGCTCTTCATCAAGCGGCCTTTCCTCGCCGCAGATGCGGCATTTCTTGGCGCTCGGCGGTGGTGCCATATCGGCTTCCGCCAATTCCCAAGCAAACTTTGGATCGTCCCTTGCCTCTTCTAGAAGCGCCTCTCGTCGAGCCTTGCGCGCCCGATAAGCGCGTTGCCGCTCGGCACCAGATTGCTTCTGTTGCTTCGTGGATGTCGTGGTGAGATGGTCGTCGGCAGCCATGATGCCCTCCGTGAAAGGGTGTTGTGGTTAGAGCCGCCCAAGCGCTTACGACGCTTTGGGCGGCTTGCTTTTATGACCACATGGACTGCTTGGCAATACTTTTTTCTACCACAACCAAAACGTCATTGAGACGGGATACGCACGTCAAAGGCGGTCAACGTGAAGGTATTTCCAGCAGTAACCACCTGGGTTGAAGAAAGTGTTCCGTGCGCGTGGAGCGTGCCGCTCGCGTATACCGCCCACCATGACGCCGTCCCAGACGTTGTGATGGTGCCGTCGGAGACGGCGGTGGCGGTGACCTTGCGGCCGTTGGGCGATCCGGCGGCGGGCGCGGCGAATACGAGGCCAGCGCCCCAGCTCTTGAAGCCGAGCAGGCCGGTGGTCGCCGCGATCGCGATCGTCGTCGGCTCGGCCGAGCACACACTCAAAAACGAGCTTTCGATATCGAGCACATTGAGACCAAAATCGAGGACGCGATCTTCAAGCGAAGCAGCCATGTGTTGCTCTCCTGTGGATGACCTAATTGTTCGACGGTGGAGTAGGCGTGGTTGGCGTCGCCGGCGGCTGCGGCCGCGGCTGGGTTATGCTCGGGTCGGCGGTGTATGGCGGGTTTGATCCACCCTGGCCGGTGATCTGCACCGCATTGACGTCGAGCCAAGTGATGTAGCCCTGGCGCGAGTAGATGTGCTCGGCGACCGGACACCAGTAAGTGCCGTCGACGCCCGGGCGCGCGCCGGTGAGCTGAACGTAGCAATTGCCCTGCGCGGTCGGCTCGCCGTTGATAACGATGCGGCCAGGACCTTGCGCTTGCCCCATGCCGTCGTCGCTGCCCTCATTGTCGCCGCCAGCCTGCTGTGCATTCGGAGCAGGCGTTGGCAATGTGAACTTGGCATCGCCCATATTGAACGGCGCCGAGAGGCCGGTCTGCTTCATAGCCTCATTCCACTTGCCAGCGCTGACATCGAAGAAGTGCTGCGCCGTTTGCTTCCACATCGGCCGCGCCGCCAACGGGCGCACCCGCCAGCCGATCAAGTTCTGCCCCCATATCGCCTGGACTGATGGCGTCGGAGTGCCATCGACGTTCTCGCCCTTGATGGTGAATTCGCCAACGGTGCCGCTCTTGACCCGAAACATCGCGCCCATCTCCTGCGCAAGGCGCGTGGCATAATGGTAGTAAGGTTCACCTGACTGTTGCCAGTAGTCGCGATTCTTGCTCTGCGCATCGAGATCGGGATGAACGGTGATCGTGTGCCCCGCCGCTTGGGCCGCTGCCTTGAGCGGTATGGAGACCGGTATCGGCGGGCCCTGCTCGCCATCCTTGGCGCCCTCGCCCGAGCTTCTGTTCTGCGGTTCCTTGCCGCCGCGCATCTGCTCGCCTCCATTGCCGTGTATCCACATACGGCGGCCGCCCTGCTTGCGCCCGAAGCCGTGCTCGACGTCATGGATGACGCCGTCCCACACCAGTGACGTGGCTTCATTGCGCCAGCCGAAATAAATCTGCAGCTTGGCGCCGATCGGAGGAATCGGCAGGCGGCCGTCACGATCGTCCAGCTCGATCTCGCACTGGTAATCCTCCAGATGTGCGCCGGTGAGCGCTCGCACGCTGATCAGGTGCGGATCGACTTTGGAGGTGACATCCAAGCCGTTGACGATAATGCGGCAGTCGGCGCGCAGGCGATTGCTTTGTGTCTGATCACCGATGAAGGGATCGTACAGGCGGCCGAACGCCGGATCGACCAGCGTCATATGCGATAGCCCGCTTTATCCGTCCAAAGGGAATCTTGTGGTAGCGGTGTCGGACGGCCAGCCAGCAGCTCGGGATCGATCGGCAGACGGATGAAGGTGCCGACCGGAATGAACGGCGTCACCCGGTGGCAATAGGCGAGCTGCGGATTGAGGTCGAGCATCTGCTCGACGATGCCGGGCGCTTTGTTGCGATACTTCTTCCACGTTATAAGATCGGCAGTAACGTATTCGCTCTCGACTTTCCATATTTCAAAGCTGGTGACCGCCATTGAAGGACTCCATCCAATGCTCACGACAATCCTGCTGGTTATCCTCGTTCTGATGCTTGTAGGCGCCATGCCTCATTGGCCGTACAGCACCGGCTGGGGCTATGGCCCTGGCGGAATCATCGGCGTGTTGCTGATCATCCTCATTGTGCTCATGCTCACGGGACGAATATGAGCCTGGCTAGTCCGATCCCGCTCCCGAGGTCTTCCATATCTGGCTGAGGTAGTTGTCGGCTTCGGGAATCGGCACCCGCGCCATCACCGCCTCGAACGTGATCTGCTGACCGACGCCTTCGGCCGACAAGAACGTGTGCGCCCGCACCAGCCGCTCGCAGACGAACCAGCCCAGCACATCGCCAGGATTGCCGCGGATCAAAAGGTTGGCGACGCCCGCCCGGCGCATCGCGTTGAAATGCTCCATCTCGGTCATGCCGCCGATGCGGTAGGGAAATATCTTACCGCGCAGAAAGATCGACTCGTCATTTTCGCCGACCCACTCGCGATAGATCGCAGCCCCCGCAATCTCCTTGTGCGCCCAATCGCTCGCCGTCTCGTGATCCACCTCGTGGACGTTGAGCGGGAAAATCTGAAACTCGATCGTGCCCCATCTGTAGAGCGTCGAGATTTCGCCGCCCTGAGTATTGGTAGTAGGCAGCACCCAGCTGTTGGAAGATGGCGTGGTTAGCCGCCAGTTGGTCTTGCCCGTGGTCATCAGCGCCATTTATGCAAACCCCAGGTTGGCCGACGCGCGGTGGCGATCGTGGCGGTCCTCTGCAATGCGGTCCCACCGCGCGGTCTGGCGCGCCGCGGTGCGCCGTGTCGTCTCGATGTGCTGCGGGGTCTCGATCTCGACCTTGGTCTTGATCGGCTTGCTCATCTGCTCTCTGAGCTTGTGGATGTGTTCGAGATCGACCGTGGTGTGGTCGCCACCTGCTTCGGCACTGCCGCTCTGCTCGTGGGTAGGATGCCCCTGCCAGCTTTTGTCCTTGAAGTGATCAGTCGGCAGCGTCGCTGGCGTCGCTGGCTTCGACGCCGTCTGGATGCGGCCAGTGCCGCGCTGAGCTGGACTCCATTCGAAATGACCTGGATCGCCAAAACGTGCGCCAGAGTACATGTGATACTTCGACAGCATCTCCTGAAATTCCTTCGGATGCTGCTGCGCCCATGCCATCATCTCGGGATTGCCGACGCCGAACTTTTGGCCAGCTTGACTGCGCTGGAAGTCAATCGCATTGGCGAAAGCGTGCTCGGACCATGTTTTGCCACCGCGTTTGAGGCGATCATTGAGCGTCCCGGCGTAACTTTTCAACCCGGGCACACCAGCTGCATGCAGGGCGTTGACGAAGCCGACCATGTCATCGGCGGCATACTTGTTGAACTGCATCGGGCCGAGAGCCGTTTGGCGGGTGACCATCTGACTTTTGTCACCGTGGCCCATGCCCATGCCCATCTGCCCGGCGCGACCTCCGCTGAAGAAGTTGGCCGCGCCAACGCCTTCAAAGGCCCCGCCAGAGCCGGGGCCGCCAGCGGTGGCGCCACTGTCCGCACTCGGTGGCGCATACGGCGTATAGCCGCCCGCGCCCACGGTGCCGCCACCGCTTGCACTCAAGCCCGTTCCTGCCCCAATCTTCCCTGCTTCACCCAAGCGCGAAGCTGTGCGCTCTGGGTGACTGCCAATAGTGGAAAACCGCCTGGCCAATATGCTCCCGCTGAATTGGCCGCCGCGAGCAGTGCTCAGGGAATCCCTGACAAACGCTTTGACGGAAGCATCTACGTCATAAGCATTCCCTCCAGGAACTTGACCGTGCGCGTACTGAAAAACACCAAACGATCCGCCCGGATCGGACGTATTCTTTGTTCTGGGATTGAAACTCGACTCGGCAGATGCCACGGCCGTTCCAAATCGCGCCCATTCTGCTGCCGACCCGGTGGTGATCCCAAACCGAGCCCCGCCTTTAGGCACCTTTCCTACAATGCCCGATCCTTGGAATGCCGCGAGCAGCTTATCGTAAATTGCGCCACCGCCTCCTGTCCTAGCTGCGCCAGAAACGCTGCCGCCAGCACCTGTGCCGCCCTGACCTGCGCCAGTGCCCCCGGGACCGCCGATGGTACCTTCCGGCAATTGGCCGCCGCCCGCCTTAAGCGCATCGGTCAAGAGTCCCAGCGGCTTCAGCTCGGCGGTCTCAGAACCGCGTAGCCATTCGTCCGTCGCGCGTTCATCGGTGCCGCTGCCGCCAGCGCCGGTGTCACCGCCGCCGCTACTGCCAGCGCCGCTGCCGCCGCGGCCGCTGCCGCCGGAGCCAGTGCCGCCACCGCCGCCGCGTCCACCGCCCGCGCCCCATCCACCTTCACCGCCAGCACCGGGTAACCCGCCCATCACGGCGGTCGGATCAATCCCCGGCCGGTATCCCCTATTGCGCATGATGGCGCGCCACAGGCCTGCCATTGCTGGATCGGGGCGGTCGATGTCCTGCTGCGGCGGCTGGCCGGCGCCTGGCGCGCCCATGCCCGCGCCCATCGGCATGACCATTTCTGGCCCGGCCTCGCCGAGCATCGCCAGCGTCGGCTCGGTGACCATGCCGCCGTGCTGGTATTTTTTGAACCAATCCGGGGTCGGTGTCTTGGTTTTAGGCGGCTGCCCGCCGAAACCGAGACCAGGGCCGCCACCGGGCACGGAGGGCGCGGCAGGACCCGCCCACGGCACCATCGGCTTCGGAGGAAAGAGATATTCCCACCCTTTTTTTATTACTTCGATGTCGTCTTTGACCGCCTTTGTGAAGTCACTCCAGGCGCCTTCGACCGCGTGGAAGCTGAAAACAACGCTCTCAGTAAAATTATTGATGTCGCGGGCGAATAGCTTCAGCTCGTCGCTGAGATGAAATTTCTCCAACATTGTGCCGGTGGCATCGATGACCTTGTCGATCGCAACGGATATGCGACGGAATGCGGCTGCAGCATCTTTATCAAGGGCATCCATCCCCTCTTTGACCGCGCCTTTAGCTTTGTCGGCCTCTTCACGCATTTTGCGGTAGGCTTCGGCCTGATCGTGAATGGCCGTCAGCCCGTTGCGCAGCTCTTCGGACTTCGGGAACAACAGCCACGATATGGTCGATCGATCGCGGCCTTGAGCGATTTCACCGATCTTTCTGTCCAACTCCAAAATCACGTCGCCAACAGTGCCGCCCGCTTCCTTGGTCTGCTGGGCGAACACCCGCATGCCGAACTGGTTCTTGTCGATGATCTCTTTCCAGATCGCCGACAGGGCCTGCCCTGCCGCCGCAGCGTTGCCGCCGAGGCCCTGCGTCATGGTCTGGAACGCGATGGCAACATCGCTGGCGTTCTTGGTGCCCTTGAAACCGAACTCACTCATCGATGCGCCAGTGGTCGCCATGAAGGCGGCGAACTCACCCCTGACCGGCCCCATCGTTGTGAGCCACTGGTCGAGCAGCTTTGGCACCTCTTCGATCGGCACCTTCATCTGATTGACAGCGACGCCTACTGCGGACAGCGTGGCTTTCATGTCCCCGCCGCTGACGAAGGCTTGCTCGGCGACCGCCTTGAATGCCTTCTTGGCATCATCTAACGCAAGACCAGTGGTTCGCTTGAAGTCGATGAACTGGGCCGCGAGCACCTTGACGTTTACGCCGGTGTGCTCGGAGATGTCCTCCATTTCCTCCTTGAATTCTTTCATCTCTTCAGTCGTCGCGTGGGTCGAATTCTTCACCCGCGTCATCGCTTCCTGCATCTTGGAAAATTCGCTGAAGGCGACGGCAGCAGCCCCGACCACGGTGGCGGTCATGGTGGTGCCGAGGTCGATCATGCCGATGTTCAAGCCGCGCGCCGCCACCTTCGCGGTCTCGAAAGCGCCGACGAGCTGGTCCTTGTTCTGACCAGAATACCGCTTCGAGACTTTCTCGACGGCTTTGTCGTGCTGGTCGACGTAGCCCGTCGCTTTTTTCCATTCCTCCATCGTCATCTTGGCCGCGTCGCTCGCGTTCTTGGCGGCGCTCGCGTACGCGTTCTTGGTGTTGTCGGTCGCGTTGATGTTGATGTTGGCGTTGAAAACGTCCGACATTTACGACACCTGCCGCGCTGCCGGTGCAGGCATGTCGAGCGACATGCCGGGGCCGTCGACCGGCTCGGGCCGCCGAATGACGGTCGGCCGCACCATCGGATCGGCGGGAAAGCGCGGGTCGGTCTGGTCGACCGGGCGGGCGCCCGGCTCCTCGGGTGGCAATTCATCGGCGGGCGTCGCCAGTGGTCGCCCATTGCCGCTGGTGAAGTCGGTCTTGAGCTGCTGCGGCACGATGTTGTAGAGCGCCATCATGACGCGGTCGGCATCGGGATAGCTGATCTGGCGCAGCACCCTTTCCGGGACGCCCGACAGATCGGCGAGCAGCGCCATCGACGACGGGAAGCCGCCCTCGCCCCAGCGCACCACGGTGTCGATTGTCGGCGGCCTGATCTCGATGGTGTCGATGGTCGCCGATCCGTGCTTGATCGGCACGGCCAGTTCGACCACCCATCCGCCGGTGCGTCGCATGATGTCGATCGACATGGGCCCTTCCCGTTATGCCGTGACCACAGCCGGCGGCGGCGGCACCACTGGCGAGGCGGTCGGCGTCGGGACATTGAGGATGCGATTGACGTCGGCATTACGATCGAACTGCCCAACAACGAACCGATTACTGAAGAAGTCCCAGTCATAGATTAGCGAGTTCTCGACCGAGAGCTGATACGCGATGATGCCCTTGATGGCGTAATTCCAATGCTGGGCTGCACCGCGATTCCAGTTCTGCGGATCGGCGAGACCGAGACGGCCGCGCAACTTGGCGGTGACCCGCATCGCTTCCGCGGTCATGCGATCGCGCAGCAATCCGTAAATCCAGAACACGTTTTGCTCGGCGAGCCACGAATTGACCAGCGTAGCCACCTGCAGATTCCAGCCGATCAACTGGAAAGTAGCTTCCATCTTGGCGAACATCGTGTCGACCTCGATACCGATGGGCACACCGCCCGCGCGGTGATCGACATATTGCTCGTTCATCGCCGGCAGTTTGAACTCGGTTAATTCCAAGTATAAACCCTGGTTTACGTCGCTCGGCTCGCGACCTGCAAACATATTAGCCTTGTCGAGCGTTAGGATCGTGTCCGTCATTGATGGTACTCCGTTTCGCTACTTGATTAAGGTCGTCGACTGGTGCAGCGGCTTCGGCAACGGGCCGTAGCAATCAGCGCAATGCTTGCGCGGCGCTGGTGTCTGATTGCTTGATCTCATGTTGGCGATGCAGCCGCGGCCGGTGCCGCGGCATGCCCACAGCTGATAGTCATCGGGCGCTTGGGTCGGGCCGCGCTCGATGAAGGTCTTGAACTCAGGCTGCGGCATGTGATCGGCCCCGCCGTGGTCTTCGATTGTTGGCTTGCTGTTTGCGCGTAACCCATGCCACATTGTTCGGCTCGTAATTGCCGTCATTATCAAGGCGCTCGATCGTGAGCTTAGGATGCGGCTTAGGCCCGACATCTTCGAGGAAGCATTCGAAGCCATGCTTGCCGTTCTCACCGAACCGCCAGCGATCGCACATAGTGATGCCGCGGCCGCCCCAGTCAGAAAACTGCGCCAGTTTAGGGTTGTAGCAACGCCGCTTAATCTCGGTCCAGGCTCGGTACTCAGGTGTCTCGCGGCGATCGATCCTGGCGCCGTGGCGGGTCTTTAAGTGCCCAATGACTTCGACACGGAGGTGGCCGCACGAGCGCGTCCTCCCACTCTTCAGGGCGGACCCTATAACGGTAGTCGACTTGCCGCATTCACAGCGGCAGCGCCACTTGGCATTGCCGCTGCCGGTCGCGCCGGCCCTCTTGAGAACCGTCAGAAGGCCGAACTTCATTCCAATGAGATCGTTTGGCTGGGTCATAAACCCAGCACAACACTCTTTACTTCGTTGTGCAAGTCAGCCAGTAAACGTAAGCTGTTCAGCCAGTTGGGATACGAGGGCATCGATGGCCGGCTTGTATCGCGCGCTCATGGTGGTGATACGCTTCAGGACCGGCGGCTCTTCGGCAGCGAAGCTCACCGTGAGATGGCCGAGCCTGATTTCGTCGGCTGAGTTGAGGTTGCCCTGGAACCTGACCTGATAGCCCAGGATTTGCTGCAACGCGGTGAGCTGGGACAGGAAGTTGGCGATCGTCTCTTCGATGTTGGCGACGGTTTGACGATCGATGTTGGTTCTGCCAAGGTAAACCCGCAGCGCAGGCATCAGTGACAAGTGTATGTAATCCCTACCTCTTTTTACGTTGTACATCCTCCATAATTCATCGTCGCCCATATTGTCGGTGGCGATCAGGATGAAGCCGCCCGAGCTGATCGCGGTCTCGACCCCCACCAGCCCGCGCACCATGATCCCGAGGTTTGCCGCGAGCAGCAGCTGCCCCTCGGTGGCGCCGTCGGTGAGCGAGAACGCGATGGTGCGCGCTGGGCCGACAATGCCTTGCACCGCGCGATTGGCGAACGAGTGGAACGGATAGCCGGTGCGGAAGTCCTCAGCGACCATCGCGCCCGCAGCCCGCGGCGCCAGCGGCATCACGATGATGTTGCCGCTTGCCGGATCGATCACCTTGCAGCCGCCGGAAAGGCCGATCAGGCGCTGGCTGTTGAGAGTATCGCGCCAGTTCTCATCGGCGATCGTCGAGCTGCCAGCGCTCTCGACAATGGCGTGAGCGATCAGAGTGTCGAGCACGCCGGTCAGCTCGGCACATACCGGGTTCGCGCCGAGCGCCATGGTGGCGGTGAGGGTGCCATTGGCCGCGATCTGAGCGGCGACACCGCCGGAAAGATGCGGCGGCCACGACGCGCCAGTCACCGTCGAGTTGAGGGTGAAGCTATTGCCCGCAACACCCGCCGCCTTGTAGGTGATGTTGAGCGCGAGTAGATCGCCGAGCGTCTTCTGGTAATTACACAGCCCGAGATTGGCGTTGGCCTGCGCGGCGACGCCCGTGAGATAGGTGACGAGATTGGTGAGCGTCGCATCGAGGTTGTCGCCGAGGTTGACCTGGAACGCGGCCGCCGTGGTCGCCTTGGCGATGAAGGTCACGTCCTGAGAATTGAACGTGATCTTCGAACCGACGCCGGGCTGGCCCGAGAACACGATCTGGCCGGTCGCCTGCTGCGCCGCCATCGGCGTGCCGTCATAGGGCGGCAGCGTCGCCGTCGGCGCTACCGTGAACCACGCGCCCCAGCTGTCGATAAAGATTTGCGCATCATCGATCTCGCCGTTCACGTCGGCCACCGCGTGCGCCTGCGGCAACACGAGGTTGGCGCCATTGGTCTCGCCGATGCCGGGGGTGAACGTCACCTGATAAGTTTGACCGGGGATGTAGCCGACGCCGACGATGTTGGCGACCAGGGTGTCGAGCGAGTTCGCCATCTGGCCGGTATAACCGGGCGCAACGATAATGCGCGGCGTGCAATAGAGCAGGTTCGGCGCCTTGAGAAACGCGTGCACGCCGGTGCCCGCGGTCGAGTTGCCCATAATCTTGGCGATGGTCTGCTGCAGCTTCAGATTGGCGTCGCTCTGCGAACCATAGTCGGTGCGCACGATCACCATCTGAGCTGCGATCTCAAAGTCCGCCAGTTGGTTATTGATTCCATTGATCGCGTCCGGAATATAACCGTCGGTGCCGAGCTTCGCGAGGGTGACCGTGTCGTTGGAGAAGACGAGGACTGGGGTGTCGAACGGAAAGATGTTCGGATCGGCCAAAGCGGCCGGGCCGATGATGCCAACAACGTCCATGTTGGCACCTACTATAGGTTGCGGTTGGTCGTCGACCTGAATAAATTGCAACCCAAAGGTGGGATTACTCATGAGTATATCTCCTTCGTTGTGGATTGTCTACTGGCTTTTCGACACATCGTGTACCGACCATCGGCAGCATGGTTACGTTGGTGTTACCTGTCGTTTCGATGATCGGGTGCGACGGCATCGGAAGCGCCGCACTTCGTTGTTTGAAGCCGAGGTTCTTTTCACGGGCACAGAGGACCAATGCTACGCGCTCGAACGCGAGCTGCGTCCGCACGCTGGCATTGGCTGGAACCTCACCGCTGGTGGTCCTGCCGGGTACACGCGAACACACTGCGAGGCCACGCGTGAGAAAATGCGCAAGCCGAAGACAGAAGAGCACAAGCGCAAAACTGGCCTTGGCAACAAGGGCAAGGTGCGAACGCCAGAACAGATCGAGGTAATCCGTCAATCTCGATTAGGAAAACCATTGTCAGTCCAAGCGCGCGCAAAGGTCGGTGCAGCAACGCGCGAACGCATTCGCATCAACGGCCATCACCTGAAGGGCACAAAACGCAGCAAAGAAGCCATCGCCAAAATGAAAGCGACCGTTGCAGCGCGTCAAAATTCCAAACCCGACGGTATAAGTATTTCAAGTTCGGCTGTTGAGTTGACAGTTTGATCTCCGCCATATACGGCGATCTCCAGCACCGGGCGCCGGTTCGTCGTCGTCGATGGATCGGTGTAGATTTGGATCAGCCGCACGTATTGCGTTGAGCTGGTGTCCGGCTGGATCGGTGAAATCTCGACGCTCTGCACCCCGTCGATGCGCAGATTGCTGCGGTCGAATGTGAACATGCGGTCCCCTTATTGGTGGAAGGCGGCAATGTTGAGTCGGCAAAGGCCGCTAGTGTTGAGCGTCGGCGCATAGGTGAGTGCGCCCGTTCCGGTGTTGATTCTGCTCGCAACAGCCAGCCCATAGAGGGCGGCGGTCGGATTGACGACGCCATGGCTGGTCCAGCCCGGATCGTTGGTAACGGTCCTCGCTACCGCCCCGGCTGCCCACATCCCGAAGAACAGCTCACCAGCCGCCGAAGGCGCGCCGCTGATGCAGGTTGGCGCGGCAGAGGTCACGCCTGTGGTGCCGAAGGCGGCGGCGTCGTAGGGCGCCGCTGCGGGGCCGGTGGCCCACATACCGCCAGCGGCGATCGTGCCAGCCCCTGAGCGCGACGTAACGGTGATCGTCCCGGCATTGAGTGGATTGGTGAGGCGTGACCAGAAGATCGAAGCGCCGCCAGCGGCGTTGTCGGTCCAGCCGGTATTGCTCCAGGCGTTGCCAGCGCTGTCGGTAACGGTGCCCAGCGTCGATGTGGCGCTCACGTCGGAGACGCCGAGCACCACCAAGGCGCCTGCCGGAATCGTCAGCCCGGTAAACAGCACCGTGCCGGTGCCGTTTTTCGCCACGAGGCTGTTGCGCGGCCCCCATTGCTTCGCCGCGCCGAGGAAGCCGCGCACCGCCGGAACGATGATCACGCGGCATCGCCGCCAAGGGCAACCACAGCGCTCGCGCCGTCGCTGTTGCTCACACACATCAAGCTCACCATGGCGTATTGGCCCGCGCTCTTGGTCTGGTTCTGGCGGTTGCGCAGCGTCGCACCGGTGCCAGTCGTGAAGGTGATCTGCCCCGCGCCACCCTGGTAAACGATCGCATTCCAGCCCTTGGCCAGATTGTTGGGAAGCGTCGCGGTGATCGCCGCGGCATTGGTGAGCGTCACCGCCTTGCCGTTGTCGGCAGGAACAAAAGCGTAAGTGGTCCCAGTCTGATCGTCGAACACGGCACCGATCTGCGACGAGCTGATCAAGGCTGCGCTGATCGCGGCATTGACCTGCGCTGCGGTCTGATAGCCCGCCGCCGCAATGCTCGCTGACGTGGCAAAGTCGCTGGCGGGATGGGTTGCGGCGTCGCCCAGCCCGAGCACGCCGCGCGCCGTCGTGGCATCAGCAGCCGCATCCATGCTGCGCGCAAAGGCAGTGTAGGTCGCCACCGACATGGTGCCAACGCCGGTGAAGTAGATGTTCTTGTCGGCGGCAGATGGCAACGCGGCGAATGCCGTGAGCAGTGCGCTAACGGCCTGCTTGGTGCCAAGCTGGCTGTTGAATGTTGCCGTTTCAACCTTGGCGGCGAGCGCGGATACCAGCCCGGTAATGTCAGGAATCGAGAGCACAACGACACCGGTCCGGCCAGCAACACTCGCCACCGGACCCGATTGCACCGCATTGACCAGCGACTGCAGATCACCCATCTCGCTGGCGACGGTGGCCGCCGAATTGCTGGCGCTGGTGGCTGCCGTCTGCGCCTGTGACAGCAGGGCCATCATTGCCGACGGCAGGGCGCTGTTGCACGACAGCGACCATTGCGTCGAGGTCTTGGTCTTGGTCGCATAGACGCAGTGACCCGCCAAAATGCCGCCGACGTCATCATAACTTGTCAGCGACAGGATTCCCCAATTGGTGGAATCGGTAATGTCAATTGCCAGCACATAGGGCGTCGGCGTGAACAGGCTCTTGCCGTCGCTGGTGACCGTGAACTGGATGTCGAGTCCGAAGGTAAGGCTGGCGCTAGCGCCGATCGCCTCGGCGACGAGGAAGCCAAGCTCCGCCGCCTGCTGCAGCACCGCCAGCATCGGCCCGAGCACATCGTTGATGCGCTGCAGACCGACCGCCACCAGCTGCGCCTCACTCTCGTCGAAGGTGTCCTGGCGCGCAGCAATGCCGTTGATGGCCGTGCTGATATTCAGAAAGCGCGTATTGAAGAACAGGTAATCGAGGTCCTCACCTCTTGGCGCTACTTGCAAATCCTTGAACTGGATAACGTCGCCAGCCATCGAAGCTTCGCTCCCTCACGGGTGATTGTAAATCGGAACGGCAGTCGCGCAACGATCGGAAAACTTCGAATCGTCGCTCAGCGTGCTGTCGTAGACCTCCTGCGAGACGTAGTAAGTTTTTCCCGGCAGAAAGACTTCGTTGGCGGTGGTGAAGGCAACGTTCACCGTCACCTGGTAATAGGTCGGATCAGCCATTTGTTTGTTTCCCCGTTATGGCGACGCGTAGGCGATGCGCTGGCCGACGAGGTAGTTGTCGCCGACGCCGTCGGTGGTGCCGTCGATCTCGACATAAAAGCCGTCGGCAATCGATGCGGTGTTGAACGTCCAGGTGCGCTCGATGCTTCCGTCGTCGAGCGTCATGTCGGCGATGACGTCGGCTGACTTGTGAGTGGTCGAATAGTGCAGCGACGCGGTGCAGGTGTGGTGCGCGGTAACGAACGAGTAGAGCTTGCAGATCACCTTGATATGGGTGATCGCCGAAGCGACCGGAATGAAGGTGCTGATGTGATGGAACAGCGTGGCGCGCACGCCGTGCACCGTCACCTGCGATTGCTGCAGCGACACGCCCGGCATCAGGTCGGTGGTGCCGCTGAACACGATCTTGAACGGCAGTATCGCCGGGCCGCCTGCAAACGCTGGCATGTTTGGATCGGCGTCGAACTTCTGCCAGTTGCCGCCAATCTGAACCTGGTAGGAGAGATCGGTGGCGGGCGGCTCGACAGCATCGGCGAGAATATCGATGCCACCGATGCCGCCTGCAAGCTGCAGCGGCTGCATCTGGACCTCGGCACGCACCGCGCCGCCCGCGGCCTGCGTGTTGCCCTGCCACTGGCCCCAGGTCGCATAGTGCAGCATGAAGCGCAGCGACTTCGGATTCGTCGTTGACGGCCACAAATACAGCCCGGTGCTGCCGCTCACCCAGTAGGCACCCTGGTGCACCGCAAACAGGTCCCACTGGTCGCTGATGCAAAAGCGGTGATCGTAGGTCGTGAGGAAATGCAATCCATAGCGCTTCCCGCTTTCGAGAAACACCGGCGGGAAATTGATGCGGCACGGATAGACGTAGATCGGCGGACCGCTTCTTACAATGCTCGTGGTAAATAGGCCAAGCCTAAAGGTGCGGATCGACTCGATGTCACCAATCAGAATCGGATTGTCGAAGCACGCCTGCACGCCGGGTCCATCAAGAGTGACGCGCCGGATCGTTTGCTTCAGATGATCAGGCGTACCATCGCTCTGCGTCCCAGCAATCAGAACCGCAAGAGGCTGCGCCAAGGGCGAGTTCATGAAGACCGTGACGCCCGATAGCCAACCGTCCTGCCCATTGAGGAAGGTCTGGCAGATGTGTTGGCCGGAATGGTCGAAATTATCGAACAGCTTCGCCCAGTAGTAGATGTCGACACGGTCACGCCAGAAGAACCGCAGTCGATCGAACCTGTGCTGCGGCCAGTCAGGTGTGTCCTCGGGGTGCTGGGCGATATCGCGCCACTGTACGATCTCCCAGGTTTCACCGACAAATGAAAGAATATGCGTCGTCGGATCGAGCTGAGCCTGATACCACCAGACCTGCGACGCCGGGCACGGCAGCCACGGGTAGCCGCAACGATGACGATATCGCGCCGGCCGCAGATGGCGGATCGTGAAGTTGATGAAGACGTACTGCAGAATGCGCTCTTCGATCCACGGCAGCGCATTGAACGAGCAGTCGAGCCGCACGCGCGCGCCGGACGGCGTCGGCAGCATGAATCCATCCAAGGAAATGGTGGCGGTCGGATCAGACGGATTGAGCAGCTGCAGCGTGGTCGTCGCCGCCGCGTTGGTCCCGGGGAAACGCAGCCCCTCGTTGATCTGAGCGTTGTAGGCGCCATCAACGTTGCCGGTCGTGTAGCTCTGCGCGGTGTCGAGAAAATTGTCGGTGCCATAAAAGATGTATGCCGCCGGCTGATGAATGAGGTCCCAGATTTCCTTCACCAGGGTAACGAGCTTCTGATACTCGGTCAGCAGCACATAGTTGCGCAGCTGATCGGCCAGCGCCGCGAGCGCGGTCGTTAGCGTCGCCACCTGTCCTGCAATCTGGGCGTCGAACACCTCGATCGTGGTGACGCGATCGGTGAGGTCGCGCAGATTGTCGATCGCGTTGGCAGTGAGCTGCTGCACCGAAACAATGCCGGTGGGATCGACCAGCACATAACCAATGACTAGATCGGTGGCGTCGGTCGCTGGATATTGCGGCGATGGACCTTCGACGCCGGGCACCACGTCGACGTTACAGTACCGCGTCGTCGTCATCGCCACCGACTGCGGCTGCGATTGCCCGGTGTCCGCATCAATGATGAAATCGCGCGGCTGAATGTCCTGCGTGATGGTCGACCCCCAGCACACCACCGCGATCTGCTTCTTCTGCGTGACCGGCAGCACATTGAAGAGATCGATCGTCACGACCTCGTTGCGCGCATAAACCGACCCTGCACTGTAAAACCGCCCCGGCGAAACATTGATCTGCGTCGGCGCCACCTTCGAAATGGTGAAGCCCCAATAAGACATCTTCGGCTCAATGGCATCACCGACGATATGGTCAAGCGAGCCGCCGAGATAGTCTTGGAGGTTATTGAAGTCTGCTGCCTGCGTTTCTTGATTGTCTCTGTATATTACTGCGTTCTCGGCCATTCTACTTATCCTTTGCTTCAAGATACTCGATCATGGCTCGCAAGATACTTGGATCATCGCGAGTGAGGCCGAGCGCCGCATTGCATGGGTGGCAGAGAAGGCCGCGCACCTTCCCAGTTTTGTGATCGTGGTCGACATGCCACGTAAAGTCGCCTTGCTGCGCCGTTGTCGGCCAGCCCACCTCAAGCCGAGGCTTCGCGCCATGGCCATTGCGCTTGTTGCCAGTCGTCGGGCTTTTGCAGATCGCACAGCAGTAGCCCTGGTCAGCGAGCATCTTCTCGAATTGCTCGATCGTCAGTCCGCGCTTGCGCAGCCGGAATTTGATCGACGCAAGATGTCTGATCTCGGCGTAACGCTCGGGATTCTCATGCGCCCAGCGCTTCGTCACATCGGCGGTCTTGGCCTTTGCCTCTGGCGTCGCATAGCGCAGATTGTTCGTCTTTTTCCGATTTGCTGCCAGCGTCTCCGCATCCAGCTTGACGCGCAGGCTCTTAGGTTTTTTGGCCTGATGCTTTTGCGCGATGGCCTTGCGCTTTTCGGGATTGGCTTGCGCCCACTCCCTGGCCTGCTGCTTAATCTTTTCCTTGTTGCGCTGATAGTAGGCGCGCTGATAGCTCTTGATGTCAGCCATGGTCGAACTCCTATTTCGATCGCGGTTAGGGGCCGCATCGTGCTCCAACACGACGCGGTCCCGTCTTATCTAATCATTAATATACTCGCCGACCGTATACGTTCCATCGATCGGCAGGCTGTCGTTTGTTGAGATGACGCGCTTGACTTTTGTGTCTATGCCGACGGTGTCCCTTATCGCCATCGAGGCAGTGACGGCGCGGCGCAGCTTGTCGATCGCGCTGGTGTCGGGCGCGCGCGTACAGCCGCGCATGAAGCCGCCGATCCGGAGGAACCACGGACGCCACACACCGAACATCTCGATCTTCAATACGGCGCTGTAGCGAGGTATCCCGAGTCTCGCCACGCCCATGTAGGTCCAGCCCTTGCGGTAGTCGGGCGCGCGATCTCGATCGAGGATATACCAGCGCTCATAGAGAAACTGCCAGGAGCAGGTCGGCGGCAGATATTTCCCCTGCATGAACTGCTTGACCTTGCCGACGCCGCCGAACAACCGCGTCTTCGCGGTCGGATGTATCTCTGCGACATAGTCCGGATAGAGATTGATCAACTGACCGCCTGGCACGATGGTCTGATAGATCGCCTTGGCCTGCGAAAGATTGAGACGGCCGTCGCGCGGAATTCTGATCATGCGCGCCAGGGTGCCGTCGTCGGCGCCGAGGAAAATGCCGTACTTGTTCTGCCGCGTCGGATGGCCCTTCGGCAGCAGGTACTTGCCATCCTCGCCCATGTAGTAATGGTTGTTGAGGCGAGCGGGCAGCATGACCTCGTCGTAGGTGGTCACGCCATACTTCGCATTGAAGTCGGTGACGGTGCGGAACGTCAGCTGGGTTTCGATCCCGCGATCCCATAGCGTCGCGGTCCGTGTGTAGTTGCCGCCAGCATCCTGCGCGGTCGGATAGAACTTTCGCAGCGGCCCGGTGAAGTTGCCGTTCTTGGTGAACTTCTTGGTCTGATTGGGTGGAGCGCCGATCAAAATCTTGGCAGGGAAGCACAGGTAAGGCAGCTGCACCCGGCCGACGAAAGGATACAATCGCAGCTGCGGAAAGCGGGCGACGTAGGCGGCGCGGTCCGCATCGGTGTAGCTCGTGGTCGGGAAAAACTTCGAGGGTGGCACGATGGCCTTGACGACCTTGCCTCCGACCGCTTCGACGAAGCGCTTGGTCCCGAGCAGGCTACCGCGCTGGCTCTTCAGCTCCCATTGGTTGGCGACCCACCAGCGCCGGAACGTTTCGTCCCAATCCTCTTCCCAAAGATTCACTCCCATTGCCCAGGCGAGATAGGGCAGATTCATGTAGCGAATTGCGTAGGGGTCCCACTGGTCACGAATGATCTCGGCATAGGTGGCGATCAGCCGATAGCCGTCGACCGTCGCCAGTGCCTTCTCCAGGCCCGTGGCTTGCCTGTACAGCAGGTCCTCGCCAGCGGTAGGCAGAATGCCCGGGGTGATCGGATCGTTCTGCTGAAGCAGCGGCACGTCGATCTGAGGGGTGCCTGCGGACATGCCGACGGCGAACAGGTCCCTGGTCGATCCCTCCGGCTCGCCGAGGACCGGGACATCGACCGCGAAGCCCTGCGCCCGTAATTTGATCACGTCGGCGTTGATGGACGCCACATTGATGACCGGCGAGCCGACCGTCAGCCCCTGGGTCTGAAGATCGTGACCGGCGTTGATCGATGCCGCGCCGATGGTCGGTGAACCGACGGTCAGCCCCTGCGCCTGTAGATTGCTTGTAACACCGACCGGCGCGGCATTAAGGACGGGCGAACTGACACTCAGCCCCTGCGACTGCAGATTGCTTGTGACGTTGACTGTCGCCGCATCGAGGGCCGACGGCCCGACCGTAAGCCCCTGCGCCTGCAGATTGTATTTGAGGCCGATCGTCGGGGCACCGAAGACCGGCGAGCCAACCGCCAGCCCCAGCGCCTGCAGACTTGCCAGTGCCGCATTCATCGTCGGCGCACCGAGAACTGGTGAGCCGGACGTCAGGTAAAGCGCCTGCAGGTAGTGATTGCCGGCAATCGTTGGCGCGCCGAGGATCGGCGATCCGACGGTCACGCCAGGCGGCTGGAAATTCTTTTGCGAAACGTCGATCGTCATCGCATCGATGACGGGCGAACCTACCGTCAAATTCTGCGCTTGCAGATTTTTCCTGAGTGTCGTCGCACCAAGAACCGGTGAACCGACCGTCAGGCCAGACGTCTGCAAATTGCTTATGGCGGCAATCGTTGGCACAGGAATGGCAGGTGAGCCAACCGTCAAACCCAACGTCTGCAGATTGTATTTGACGGTGAGAGTCACCACACCGAATGTCGGTGACCCGACCGTCAAACTCTGCGCACCGCCCGTGGCGACGAGCGTCGCCACACCGATGACCGGTGAGCCGACCGCCAAACTCGACGCCTGCAAATTGTTTTTGGCGCCAACGATCGGCACATCGAGGACCGGTGATCCAACCGCCAAGCTCAGCGCCTGCAAAATGCTTTTGGCGCCAATCGTCAGTACAGGAATGACAGGCGATCCGACCGTTAGGCCCGGCGACGTCCCTAGATCGATGTTGACAAAAAAGTCTTGGGAACCGAAATCGCCATGAGAGAAGTCAGCCATTTACAGGCCTCGGCAAGCCGATCGTCAGGCCAAATGCCTGGAAATTATATTTTAGCTTGACCGATGCTGGACCGAAAACAGGTAAGCCGACAACCAATCCTTGCGCTTGCAAAGCGATAGAAACAGGCGTCCCAATCGTCAGTCCTTGTGCCTGCAAATTAACGACTTTGACGGCGTTGATGAAAACTTCGAAATCGCCAGGATGGTAATCATCATCAAAGTCGGGACCGGAGACACCCACCTTCACTCTCCTTGGCCCATATACCGCAAGGTTGCCGAAATAACGTTGACAACGCCGTCGATGTCGACAATCACGTCGGCTGCCGGTGACATGATCTTGGTGTTATAGACACCCGCCTGCGCCAGCGCGCCCGACAACGTTAGCAGCGTGAGATCGGCGCCGAGCCAGCGCAACCCCTCGATCAGATCAGCGACTGCCTGCGTCACCACCGCCATCAGCGTGTCGCGATCAATACCGTTGAACAGCCAGATTTGAACATCGATCAGAACCGGCGCCACCTTGGGCGGCAGAACGTTAATGACGTCGGTCAACCCCTTGCGCGCGGTGTCCGGCGCAGTGATGTACTCGAACACCGCCTCCACCTGCGTCGATGTCGGCACCGGCTGCGTGCCAGGAATAAGCGTCCATATCTTGCCGTCGATCGAGACCGTCCAATTGTAATCCGGGTTGGCGATCGCCGACGACAGGATCGGCAGGTAGACGTTGCCGGTGTATGGCTTGGTCAGCGCCGAGGCATGCTTGAGCGGGACATCGCCGGGAAACATCGGCGCCGACAGCGCCCAGAAGACGTAGCTCTCGAAGGTGCCCTGGCCGGTGCCGGACAAGCTCAGGATATTGGGCGACAACCAAATGCGGCGACGATAAGTGTCGTCGTTCTCGCCAGCCATCCGCGGCATTCCATAGGGATAGCGCGAGCCGATCGCATCGAGGTCGCTGCCGACCGCGAACGCCAGCGTAACAGAACGGCACGCCTGATTGACGCGGTCGCGCACCAACAGCTCGAAGTAGGCATTGAGTTCCTGATTGATCCGGATCGGATCGAACTCAAGTGCGCCGACGTCGTACTGCGCCGCATTGGGCGGATCGTACGACGCCCATATCTCGATCACCTTGTTCATGCGCTGTGTGATCAGCGCCTCGGTGTCGATCTTTTCGAGCACCGCCATGGGGCTAAGCAGCTCGGGGCGAATCACATTGAACCTCGACGGGTTTGTTGAGACGAGGTTCGACGGCATTCGTATGCTCTCCTATAATGGCCTCATGGACTTGCGGCGACTCACCTGAGGACCTTCAGGCCCATCTGGGCCATAATCTCCAGCACATCGTCAAAGGTCTCTTTGATCAGCCACCTTTGGCCCGCGGTGAATATGGCCGCGCCAACAGCTTCATTGTCTTCGTGCTCTTCGCTCGGTAATGGCGGTCGCACCAAAAATACGCCAGCCATGTTGACCAGGAGCGGTACGCCGTTCGGCGCCGTGAGGACAACCCAACTCACCTCAACTCGGTCCCTTTCGTGATCCACTCGACGAAGAGCAGGATCAGCATCACCACCACCGCGAAGGCCGCGAGCTGCAGCGCCTTGACCATGCCGCGGTAATGCGCCGGGTGCTGCAGCGGCGGATGCTGGCGCAGCACCGGCTTAGGCATGCCGCACACCTCGCAGCGGCCATTCTCCATCGCCATGGTCATATTTCCACAGTTGCGACAGAGCGAAAAATCAGGATTGATCGTCATGGAAACGGCTGCACGTCCCACAGCAGGTCGCCACGCCCGATCAAGCCACTCTGCTTCTGCATGTACTGGGTGAAGTCGCCGAGGTGGGCGCGCGGCCGATAGACACCCTCGTTGCGGAAGATCGCTTCGCCGAGCTGGATCATATCGGCAGCGCTGGTCGTAGTGAGCGGCGACCACTGGGTGAGTGCATCGCCCATGAAGTAAATCTGCTTGATGCGGTAATTCGGTTCCCACAAGTCGATCGCCGCGACAATCGCCCAGTAAAACCTCGTCACCACGCGCGCGACGAATGTCTCGCCGAGCAGGATTGGAACGAAACTGCCGACCCAGCGCCGCAGCACCCGCTCGTGGAACGGCGTCGCAAAGATCACTTCCATGCTTTGCGAGACATGATCCCAGCCCTGCAGCAGCTTGCCGGTCTTGCGATCCATGCCGTTGCGGGCAGGCGAGATGATCGCCTTGCCGCTGAGAAGATCGGGCCAGATTCCGTTCACACTCCGAAAAAAGTTATTATCAACAACTGGAAAATCTACACCTGACCTAATGATAACTTGATTCGCAGCGAGCGGATCGCCGTTACTCATGGCCGCGTTCCTCCCGTTTCTTCAACCAGTACGCTTGCACCCCAGCTCGCTGTTTGGCTTGGAATTTCGGGTCTTTGTTGTTGCGATCTCTCGCTGCGGCTAAGACAGCTCTCGTTCTTTCCGCCTGTACTGGGTCAAGCATTCGCCGCCGGTTGGAGGCGGCAATGATTTCTTTACCGCGGCCAGCCATCAGTTTCGTTAATCTCTCGGATGCGGCCTTACGATTTTCAGCATCAGCCATATGCTTGGTGCCATTGGCTACAGCTATCTGACGATGTCGCTCACTTCCCCAAAATGGCGCCATCGACGCCTTGAATTTTTCCTTTGCTTCTGGCCGAAGACGGCCAGCCTGCATCTTTTCGATGTGACCTGGAGCGCTCATTATCCGGCCACCAACCTCGCGGCGCATCGCTTTAATCCTTGGGTCAGCACTGAGCCTTTTGCTGTTTGCAGAATTGAACCCCCAGCCACCCTCGTGCTTATTCCATAGCCCTCGACGCGATGCGATTTCCGCAATCTCCGCAGCGAAAGCTTCGTCGTCCGTCTCAAACCAGGCTAGAATCTCATAGTTAACTACTGCCCCCTTTAACAGCGCCTTCGCCAGTCGATTATAGAACTTTGTCGTTCTGACCTTTTCACCGCGTTTTCGCCTCCTGTTTACATTTACGGCGAACCAACGGTGAAAGCGTGCGCGTGGCCCAGTACCCTTTCCGATGTACTTGACCACGCCGTCGACCATGATGGCGTAGACGTAGAAACGTTTCGTGCCGTTGCTCACGGCTATGCCGCCGGCTTGTCTTCAGATTCGGACGGCGCCAGCAGCGGCCTGATCGCACCGCTATCGAGATAGAACTTGGCCTGCTTGTCGGTGAGGTCGACGAGCTGCTGCATGCCCATCTTGCGCACCTTCACGCCAGCGAACTCGCCGCGCATGTCGGGACGATGATGCGGATCAGTAATGACATACGCTTTGATCTCGGGCGCAGCCTTGCCCGCCTTCATGGCGGCGCGAGTATGACGTGGCGACTTCGGCATATGACCCTCCTACTTTTTCTTCCAGTCTGTTGCGAGGATGTCGCCATGCCGCGGGCACCACGGCACGACGCTGTTGTCGGAATAGGTGACGTAGATGTATGGCTCGGTCATCTGGCTGTTGGGGCCAGGGTCAAGAAGCGTCAGGAAGGTGTCTTCGCCCTTGTTCTCGCGATAGACCGAACCGCCGTTCATGAGGTGGTCGAGCGCGCCACCAAAATCCATTGCCATGGTGCTCTTTCCTTTTCACTTATGATCGTCGTCGAACTTCAGCGGGTTCTTGCTGATCTTCAGCGGCTCACTACAGAAGCAGCCGTCCTCAGTGACCCAGATCGACTTGTCGCCATTGCCGTGGCTGATGTGGACGCCCTTGTCAGTCGCTGCAAAGCGGAACGACTTGCTACCCTCGCCGACCCGGCCGGTGAGAAAGCCAGACTGATCGGCGCGATAGATCATCGAAGGTTTGTCGCCGTCGGCGATCCACACGTTGTGCGATCCGTCGGCGTCGACCGTCGTGCGCACCGGGCCCGCCTGCAAAGTCTTGGAGTTCGGGCCCGCGCTGTCGGCTTGCGCCGGTGGCGGATTGGCGTCGTTGGGGGCATAGGCCGACACCGTCGCCTGCCGGAAGTCGGCGCCAACCGCGGCGAGTCTCACGTTCTGCCCCTTGCGGTAAAAGTCACGCTCGGTGGTGCCGCCGCGGTGATCGGTAGTGTGCAGCCACGGGGAGAGCCACGGCGTGCCGTCGGCCTGCAGCCCCATGTTGATCCGCATCTTGTCCTTGTAGACCTCATGCACGGTGCCCATGCGGTCGCTGGTTGCGGCCTTTCTGCGGTGCTCGGCCAGCTCGAACAGGACCTTCTGCATCGGATCAAGCATGGTGTTTCCCCGTATCAGCTGTTGTCGATCGCTCTGATGGTGAGCTTCAACTCTTCTGCCACCTTCTCGCCAAGCTCTCGCATCGTGAAAAGCTGCGACTTGGCGCCACGGCCGAACGTCACCGGCAGCTGGCGGGTCGCGTACCACGCCTGCACCATGCAACGGCAATTCGGATGCACTATGCCGTTGCCATACGGATTCATCGAATTGACTTCTTCGAGCGTATAGGGCGAGTTCTTTTCGACAGCCAGGCACCTGTCGCAGACCAGCTTGTCAAAGCTGGTGACCACCTTCACCAGTGTGCGATCGTCGAATCCGGTTCTCTTATCCCACGGCCGCGACCAATCCAATGACGGCGGAGCCACTTTGCTCGCGTCCATCGACCATTTGAGATCGTCGGCGGTCGCCTTCTTCACCTCGATAAGCTCGATGATGTCGTTGGGATCGAGACCGGTGGTTTCCGCCATCGCCTGCGCGGCGTTGTGGACGATGTTGTCGCCGACGGTGTTTAAACCGCGAGCGATCGCCGCTCCCGTCTTCTTCGGGATACGGTTCATGTAGCGCGACCACTTCAGCAGATCAGAAGTGTCGACGTTAATTCTCAGTGAAAGACCCTCGCCAATCCACCTAGTAATTCCGACGCGATCCAGAAGGCTATCGCCAAAGGCAGGAAGTGCCATGGCGGGAAATCCCACCGTGTCGCGATACAGGCAAACACGAAAGCGAACACTAACAAAACAAGTCCGATGTTCTGCACGATGGTGCCTCCCAGTTTTATGGCGGCGGTGGTGGCGGATTCGCCGGCGGCGTGGTCGAGGTCGACGCGTCGGCGTCGGCCACCGTGATGTCGGTGAGAGGCGGCACGAACTCGTCGGGGTCGCTGTAGTCGAGCGGCGGCTCTTCGACGCCAGGCCAGGGCAGCGGCACGCCTGCGTTGATCGCCTCGATGCCTGGCTGGGTCAGACCGAGCTGGCCCTGGATGGCGCGCCAGTCAGGCGCAGGGCTGCTCACCATGAGGTCCTCGACGATGGTGGCGATGTCGACCTGCCCGATTGCCGGCTGCGATCGGGCCAGCGCGATGAACTCCCACACCGGATGCTTCGGCGACGGTACGATGCCTGGCGAGAAGTCGTACATCGGCTGCAGCACGAAGATGATGCGCCGCGACGCGAAACGCACGCCGCTCGACGCCTGACCGCCGCGCCGCGACGGCATGCGACGGATACCTGCGACCATCTTTTTGAACAGCTCGCCCCATTCGCTCTTCGCCTCGCCCGACAACGCCGCCAGCACCTGCGCCGACACCACATCGCACGCCCACTCCATGCCCATGTCGGTCGCTGCAAACTTGATCGTCAACGGCGATAAAGGGTCGCCCGGCGTCGAGCGCACCGCGCCTGCAATGCCGATCTCGATGGCGAGCGACAGCGATCGATTCTCGCCGGAGTAAATCTCGCCGACGCCCATCACCGGAACAACATCGTCTTGATCGGTATAAATTACGACATACGGTTTTGCCGGACCGCCATAAACCGCCTGCGCCAGAGGCGTTAGATCGCTGTCATAGACGCGCTCTTCCGCCCATGTCTGATCGCGGAGCGCGCCGACGGCACACGCGCGCAGGACCGCTCGAAGAAGACTCATGGCGGTCGTGTCCAGGTCTCTTGCGGAGCCACCCAGCCAGGCCCCTGCTGCAGCCGGGCCAGCATAACCTGATAGCGCTTGGTCGCCGACGGATTGACTTTCAAGATTGTATGCCACTGCTGGTTCGGCAGTTGATCGGGCAGAAAGACCCGGTCGTAGGCGTGCCAGTTGGCGGGATCGCCCATGTTCTGCTCGGTGATCTCGATCCACTCCTGCGCAACTTGCGTCTGCACGGTAACGCCCGGCGCCATGACATCGCCGGTCGCAGACCCCGAGGTGCGATAGACGCCGATCGTGATGATGACGCTTCGCGCCGGGTCCTGTGTGCCCTCGTCGGAAACGCGCTGACCGCCGCCCCATGGAATCAGATGCACCGGCTCGGCGAACTGATCGTCGACAATGCCGTCCATCCATCCCTGCAGGATGCGCCAGTCGAGCATCACACCACCATAATTGGAATGATGTTGCGATTCCGGAGCTGAAGAAAAAGCTGGCCGTAGCTCGTCATCGACAGCATTTCCTCGCCCGAGCCGGCGAGGCCTTTCTGCTCACCAAAATTAAGCCGCCGCCCGAACGCCACCGAGCGCTCGCCGAAGGTAATGCTCGACATGTAGAGATCGGCGGTGCCGATGCCGTTGGCCGAATTCGCCAGCTGCATTTGCTGAATCGTCGCCAGATGTGCGGCATAGAGCAACCGCGCATTGGCGAAGTCGATCTGGTTCGGCCACACAGTCGGATCGAGCAGCATGTCGACGACGTTGAATGCCGAGGTCAGCGCCGCATCTGGCAGGGTGCTGAACTCGCCGAAGCGCGCCTTCAGAGAAAAGACGTCCTGCGTCGTCGCGGCCATATCAGCCCCGGCCGCGCGACGCAGGCGCCGTTGCCCGCGCTGCGGCCACCACTGCGGCAGCAGCAGCCGCTGCGTCAGTCCCGTTGTCCTGGCGCGCCGACGGCAACGGATCAATGTCAAGAAACCGCACCGGATGCATCGGCAGCGGCTGGCCGACCAGATGTCCCGATGAATAATACCCGCGATCGGCCTGTGTCTTCTCACGATGCGACTCGATATCGCTCATCGTCATCTCGAAGCGCTTGGTCTCGCCAGGGGCAAGCGCCTGGGTCTGGTAATACCGATCGATCATGATGTGAGTCTGCACTGGGTGGAAGTTCTTCATCGTCACCCACTGCGAGGATTCCCGCAGCCGATCAGGCGATGCCAAGATGGTATGCTGCGGAATGCCGCGCGGCTGCGGCCGTGGCACGTCGAGCGTCGGCATCAGCGCCAGATTGTCGGGCGCTTGCGGTTGGCGGCCGGCCGCCGACTTCGCGGCCATGGCTTCGAGATCAACGGGGCCTTCAAGCATTGTCTTGTCTCCTGCAACGCGGGTGAATGGAATGATTCGTTTGTTATGCGGTGATTGCCGGGATGTCCTTCGTACGCTGCCAGATGCCTCGGTGCATTGCGTGGTGACGTCGCCACCCTACTGGAGGCTGCGGGATTACGGGGTTGCCGGACAGATCGGGCTTGAACCCACCTATAAAAACTACATCGAGCAGATGGTGCTGGTGTTCCGCGAAGTGCGGCGGGTGCTGCGGGCAGATGGAACGCTGTGGCTTAATTTAGGGGACAGCTACGCGACGGGCACCGCCGGTGCACGCAAACCGACACAGACCAGTAAGCATGGCTATTGGGAAAACCCGGCGATCACGCACCGCATCCATGGCGCGTCGGATGGCCTCAAGCCCAAAGACCTCTGTGGAATCCCCTGGCGCGTCGCCTTCGCCATTCAAGCCGACGGCTGGTGGCTACGCCAGGACATTATCTGGTCGAAACCTAACCCAATGCCTGAGAGCGTCACGGACCGGTGCACAAAGGCACATGAATATCTGTTCCTGCTGAGTAAAAGCGAACGGTATTATTTCAATGCGGAAGCAATAAAGGAATCCGCTGTCGGCACAACGGAGCACGATCTTACTGGATGCGGTGCGTCGGCACCCGGACAAACACGACAGAATGGCAATCGAGGTCGTGCTAGTGGCAACAAATCTCATAAGGCGGTGACAAAATATGAGTCCTCAGATTCTGAGGAACACCGCACCAAGGCTGGTTTGCTCAAAATTTCACAAACCGCTTACCCGAAGCGTAACAAGCGCTCGGTCTGGGAAGTCGCCACGCAGCCGTTCCACGGTGCCCACTTCGCCACCTTCCCGCCCGCGCTGATCGAGCCGTGCATCCTTGCCGGCTGCCCAAAAGGAGGCACCGTTCTCGACCCATTCGGCGGCGCTGGCACTACTGGGCTTGTTGCCGATCGGTTGCAGCGCGACGCCATCTTGATCGAACTCAATCCCGCCGATGCGAAGATGGCACATTCCAGAATGGTCGATGATGCGCCGCTGTTTGCACAGGTGAGAGACGGCAACTAGCCGCTGCTGTCGCGCACCCGTCACAGGCCGCCATTCAGCAGTTCGACGACGGCAGCGCGAGTGGTTTGCAGCTTGATGTCCTCGCCGCCCTCGCGGTGGATCGTCACCGTCTCGGGCTTCCCTGGCGTCGCTTCCTTGGCTTCCACCGCGGGCTTGGCCTCGACCGGCGGCTTGCCGGGATTGCCCTCGCTGGCTGGCTCGCCGGGCTCACCTTCCACCGCTTCCTGCGCTGGCACCGCGGGTTCGCCAGGTTCGCCCGGCTCGACATCACACCCGGTCACTTTCGACAGAATGAGAACGTGCGGCTTGCCATCAACGTCGGTAATGAGAACTGCGTTTTTCATGATCGTATCTCCTTATTCAGTACGGGCCGTAGCCGTTAGCACCGCGGCCATGTGCGCGCATCTCAGCCAGATTTTCCTTATGCGTCAGCCAACGAAGGTGACGCGGATTGATGCAGCCAAGGTGGCCGTTCCCGCAGGAATGGGCAGCCTCATGCTTTGGTGTCGGTGGAGTGCCATGCACTTCTTCGCAAACAGCGCAGTACACTTTTTTGATCGCTTTCCCGCGCTTCCGCCACGACATCTGAGCGTAGCCCCTGTTATCACGACCGTAGGGCCAGATCAGACATTCATCAGACGTACACTTCAAGGCTTGCTGAAAGAACGCTTCAGGATTCCCTGGACTGGCAATTACGTTCTCACGTAACGGATCACCAAACCGCTCCCACCGCTGACGGTGAAGACTGCAATAGCCGTGAGCATCATGCGGACGATCGCAGTCATCGACCAAGCACCCACGATCAGGGATGTGCTCCTGAAACGGCTTGGACAAATCGGCGCCGCGCTGCGCCCTCGCATAGTGGGCGCGACAAAGGCCTTTAGCGTAGTAGGTTGCTGGGCAACCATCGACAGAGCAGCATTTCATCAGATTCAGCTTTCATTGGTGTTAAGCCCCCAATGAAAGCCTATGACAAACAACTAATACTGTCCATCGATTATTAACACACATCAACAAACGCCGTCTACATACCTTATCGCGCCAGGCCGCCTGATCTCCAGGCCTCCTGTGCGAAACACCCCCGGGACATCATAGGTCAATGGCCCCCTTTGCCAAACCGGCAGGAAGCGATGCGGCATCGGCACGTGCACTTTGACGATCTCGGGGTCCTTCCGGTACGCGATGATGCGGCCGCCGCCAGCGGTGCCCGCGGTATCGAGGCCGCGCACCGCGCGCACGGTGAGCGCTTGCCCGGTTTGCTGCGTGTAGATGTTGTTCTTCAGCAGCCAGTCGTACACGTTCATCGTGGTGTTCGGCAGCTGGGCCATGTTGATCGTCGACATCGCGGAGAACGGCAATAGGAGCGTGTCGGCCATTTCGATGCCGAGAGACGCTTGCCAGATGTTCGTCAGCGCGAGGTTGACGTCGTTGAGCATCGCTTGAATCAGCGGAGGCGCTTGCGCGAGATCGTACGCCCAAGTATGTGCGGTGTTAATAACCGCAGGCAGATTATGATTAGTAAGGCCGAGCCAGTTTTTGGCAGTATTGCCATACATGGAGCAATTGTGGAGAAACTCTTCTGCCGCACGACGAGCAGCACTTGCTCGCTCGGTCGAGAGGCTGAAGTTAGGTATCATCATCGATTGTGCCAATTCCTCGGTATTATATCTGTAACCGATGGCACCCATTTCGATGGCGACCTCGCCCTTCGCGCGAACGACATCTGCCAGAGGCACATCTTGCGCTTGCGCGTGGAACCAATCCGCAGCGCCGACGTGATCGATCGAGAAGAACGTGATCGATTTAACCCACTCGCTTCCAGAGCTGTCGACCGGAATCAAATCCCGCCAAACCAAATCTGGATATTTTATGCGGTAAACGACCGGCTCTATGTAAGTGATCTGACTTACCAAGAAGCTCAGGGCGGCTTGTTCGTTAGGCATATCGCGGAAAAACATCGGAAACTCTCCTATTGCGATGACGGTGGATCGCTCACAGCCGCGGCCCTGAAACGCGGCGAGAACGGAACAGGGAAGGCAAGGCGGTCAAATCTGCAGCGCGAGCGACACGCGGGCGATACCGCCAGCAGCATTGACAGTGTCGAGCCAACGGCCACCGGGAACGGCGGTCGCAGCCGCAGTGCCGCCGAGCAGAGTGCCCGCCGACTTGGTTGCGCCAGCGGGGATCGTGGTGATGGCGAGCGCATTGCCAGCGGTGCCGGGGGCCGCCGCGCTGATCATGATGGTGTCAGCGCCAGAGCCTTGCGCTGAACCGCCGGGCGACGGTGGGTAAGCATTGAAGTGCAGCGCTGCAAAGCCAGCGGTCGCCGAGCCTTCGAGAACGGCCGCGGCCGCGGCGACGGTATCGCCCAGCGTCGGACCGATATTGGCCTGATCGCCGGTCGCGCCCGAGGCCACGAAGGTGAACGTCGCGCCGTTGATCACCAGCGTGTCGCCAGCGTTGGGCTGCCTACTGAACTGCACCCAGCCGGTCGCCGCGGTGCCGGACGCGCTATTGGAAAACACACCAGTCGAGCCGAAGAACAGCGGATCACCAGCATTGGCGCTCACGCCCGCACCCACCCAGATGCGGCCGCGCGTCATCACGCCGACGTTGGTGCGCAGTCCGTAAGCATCAAGCGGATTGGGCGTGCTGCTGTATGGATCGACCGGTGACAGCGACAGCGTGTCGTCGCGAACGCTAATACCGAGGAACGAAGTGCCACCGAGCACGCAGCCGCGACCACGGCCGAATGCATCAATGATGGTGCCTTGGCCAACGGCCATGCCGAACGGAATCCCGGCCGCGGTCTCGTTGACCCACGTGGCGATCGCAGCTTCTGTCATATCGCAAACCATGCCAATCAGGGCAGGGCGTTGCTGCGGAGCATAGGTTTTCTGCAAAACAACAGTCATGTTGGTGTCCTCTCAGTTGATGCGCCCTGATGGTTAGCCGCGTTGGCCGTCAGAGATTGATGCCACGCGCGGCGGCAGCGGCCTTGCGCTGCTCGGGATTCATCCACGCGGTCTCCATGTCAAAGACGCTCATGGCGTATGCCGCATCGCGGATGTGCTGTGGATTGCTGCTGTCGAATACCGGCGCGCTCTGCTGCGGCTGGGCCCAGCCAGGTGACGTCCGGCCAGCGAACACGCGCACGGCGTCGCTCACGGTCGAGCCGCCATTGCCAGCGACGCCCGCAGTGAGCGTGTCGAAACTCGCTTTGATCTGCTCGTCGTTCCACCCCTGTGCGGCTGCGCCGAGCTTGGCGTCGACGACCTGCTTGCGCATCGCCTCGATCGTGGCGCCGTCGATAACCAGCTTGTCGCCGAGCACCTTGCGCGCCTTGTCGACGACGCTCTGGCGATCCTTCACCAGCGCATCGAGCGCCGCTGGCGTGAGCTTTGCGTCGGCGAGCTGCTTCTTGAGCGTGACGATCTCGGCGTCCCGCGTAGCGGCTGCAGTGGTCAACTCGGTGATCTTGACCGCCGAGTCCTTCTTATCCTTATCCTTGTCCTCGTTGTCGTCCTTTTTCTTCTTCTCCAGATTCTCGATCTGGTCACGCAGCGTTTGAATCGTGCGCGCGACCAGCGCGGCGGCGGTGTCGGTCATCTGGCATTCGATGCCGTCAACCATCACGGTCTTCAAATTCATCGTGCTCTCCTGTTTGTTGTCGTCGCCGATCGTCAAGCTGGGGCCGCCTCGGGCCGCGGCGACGACGGCCAAGTGGTTTGCCCTGATGTTTCGCTGGATCGCGTCATAGGTCTCGCCGCTCTCGGTGACGCCAGGCGACCATTCGAGGTCGCAGGTGTAGCCGACGGAGAGCTGATTGGTGCCAGCCTTGAACGCGTTGATGGCGGCCGCGTCGCGCAGCATCATCGGAACGCGGACACTCTCACCATCGCGCAACACGTCCTCGCCGGTGTCACCGACCGCGAACTTCTTCCAGTTGTCGGTCGTTACCGGCACCGGCGGATGATCGAGCGTCACCGGCAAATGCGTGTAGGTTTTCCACGCGTCCTTGTGAAATACACTGTCGGCCGGGCGATACACCTTCACCCACTCTCGATCGACGATGCCGCATTCGTCGCCGGCATAAATTTGGACTCCCGCACGAGCTATGCGCGGCATCGCCTTCATCACGCCGTCCTCGGTGTAGGTAACCTTGGCAGCGTCATCGAGGTCGACCGCATCGATCAAGGTGACCGTGGCCGCACCAACGGGCGCTGCATCGCCAATGACGCTAAACAATGGCATGGCGTCCTCCTCCTCGAATTCGGATATCAAACGGCCCATCGGATCGCGCTGTGTAACCTTGCGACTGCCGCCGTAACGCTTGTTGCGCGGGTCCTGTGATCCGGTGATCGGGTCGTAGTAGAGAAGGTCGATTAGCCGCGCGTTGCGCGTCGTCAGCTCGATCGGCATATGATCTTCTCCAAGCGAGTCGACGCCGGTAATGGTCCCGGCGTTTTTGGACTTGTAGAACATTTCCTCGGCGCGCTCCCCGTACTGTTCCCGGTACGCCGCCATGATACGTTCGCCTTTGGCTGTCAGCGGCATGAGAGTCTCCAATGGAAACTAAACACGATCCGTGGCAATGGACGCGAAAAGAGCACGAACGGCGTCAACAGCAAAGAGAGCTGGACACGCGCAAGCGGCACGGGTGGCTGGTCTATACGTGGCTCTACCGGCCGTGGCTTGCGGCCCTTCTCGGGCTCGCATTCGGCGCCGCGATCTTCGGCTTAGGCTTCTATATTGGCGGCTCTTATCTCGGGTAGAGGAATCTTTCGTCTGAAATGTTCCTCTACCCGCCATGGTCCCAAAGTTGTGTGAAGATTAGGCTTTGTGAAAGCTACTCTGGGCATGGGAGCCGGATTAACTAAGTTTCTTCATCGCTTCGTCGAGCGCGGCAGCAGTCAGCGGTCCCATCCAGCCGTCGGCCTCAAGACCATATGCGGCCTGAAACTGTTTGATCGCATCGTGTGTCGTCGGTCCCATATTGCCATCGACATTAAGCTGCGGATTGGCGCCGAGCTTATTCAGACTTTCCTGCACCCACTTCACGTCGTACTTCGGCGGTGGTGCGGCTGGCGTAGTGGTGCCGATGATATCAATAGGCGGCTTCAGCACCTTCCAAAGGTCGGTGAAGTCGCGCACCAGCTCCATGATCTTGTCGCGGTTTTGAAACAGGCGCAGCGCAAACCCAAACGTGTCGCCAATGTTGGTGGCCATTGTCACTCCTCGTTGAGTTGCTTGATTTTCGGATCATCGAGCGCCCGCTTCATCAGCTGCAACGCTTTCCGCACCGGATCATCGTCGGCGGCGTCCTTGGTCCCGCTGATCTTGCCGTGCAATTTGATCAATGCGTCGGTGGCCTTGTGGAAGTAATCCTTGGCAATAGCACGACTCACTTGCGCGTTCTCTGAGAAGTGAATGATCTGATCGCGCAGCCCATCGGCGACATCCTCGGGAAAGTCGGCGCCAGCGACGTGGTACAGCGCGAACGTGATCGCGCCAGCCAGGATTTCGCGCTGGTGCTCATGCAGCGCATGCCCCACCTCGTGAATGGCCTGCTTGCCGTGCGTCTTCATGAACTCGCCAACGGCGTGCCGGGCTTCCTGCGCCTTCGAGTGCAGAGCGCCGCCGCGGACGCGAGCGCCGGGATCACGCTGCCGTGTCGCGCTGCGCCCGCCGCCGGTCGGCTGAAACTGTCCGCCGCCCTGACCGCTTGGAGCATGTGGATGCTTTTGCGGATCAAACGCACCGAAGGCGTCGCCTGCTTGCCACCAGCGGTGAAAGTCGTGCGTATGCTGATTGCGCGTCAGCCGCGGCGCGCGATCGCCCGCGTAGCGCTTGTCGAACCATGGCCGAGGACGGCACCTACAGCGCGGGTGCATCGGGAATAGCCCGATGTACTCAGCTAGCGTATAGGGTGCGTCATCGGCGGCATCTTCACAACGCTCACATACAAAATTATCGCCCGCAGTCCGCACGCCAACGAACTCCACCTTGGCGTACGCCTTGGGCACCGCCTTTTCGCGCAGCTCCCCGTAGCGCTCCATCGGCGTCGGCGGATTACGCCGAACCGGTGCGGCGTCTGCCATGACACGAACCGCACCGGATTCGGGTTCAACGCCTACCGCTTCGATGCCGGTCTGACGGTAGACGTTGATCAGAGCGCGGGTGCATGCCAGCACCGGCGCCGTATCGGCCAAAAGCGGCAGACGCTGACCTGCCACCTTGGTAAGCTCTGCCTGGATGCGCCGGAACGCTCGCACCGGCGTAATCCGCTGGTGCGCGCTGGCGGCGATGATCACGTCGGCAACGCGCGCCAGCCGCTGCTCGATGGCGGCGCCGATACCGTCCACCTCGCGCCGCGTCAGAGCCATGAGGCCTTCGAACTCGTCGTCGCCCTCGGCGCCAGCGGCGGCGGCCCCCGTCTCGGAAACCGCCGCCGCCACGCCATCCTGCCAAGCTCGCTGAAGAAAAACGCGCGTCCAATCGCCACCCACCATGCCCATCATGGCGGCGTGTACCGAATGGCCGAATGCGTCTAGCCGAACTTGGGCGGGATGAAACCCGAGCACGCTGTTCTGGCCCAGCGCCAGAACGTCGTGGTCGATCACAAGCTTCCTGATCTCGGCACTGAGCCTGCGCAGCCGCATCGCCGCCTCGGCCCGGAAAGCACGGCGGACCCGTCCGGTGTTGGTCGGATCGCTGCTGCGCCTGCTTGCGTCCTCCAAAAAACGGGACCGCTTTGACACGGTCACGTCAGACATTTCAACTACCGAAGGACAACATCATCTGAGGATGTTCAATAGGCTTCATATATTCAATCATATGAATATACCTTCTTTTACAATTATCAAAATGGTAGCGAAGCATATTAGCCCCTTTACCAGTAAGTCCACACGAATAACGAGTATACTCTTGCTTATTAACATGATTGTGATGTTCAGCTGATTTACGTCCACGTTCTGAACGCTGTTCTTTAGTCGCGGTTTGCAAAGGTGTCTTTCCAAGCGCAGCCGCTCTAAGTGCCGACTCTCTTTTGTTATCAATCATTGATTGCCATGCGAAATTCAGTCTATTACTCTTTGTATCGAAGATATATCCTTTGTTGTGATCTTTTCTGCCAATTGTCGGAGTCTCCATGCCTTTTTGTATTTGTCCTACATCTTCTAAAAATTGATAAAACATTTCTGCACCTCTATTGTATTTACAAGGAAGTCCGTCCCTTATAGACCTCGTTATCATGTTTCTAAAGTACATATAATAATGATGTTTTGTATACGTCATATCTGAGAACTTTCTTGGAATCGGTTGAAGACGTGTAGTCGTATTTTTTCTCGGTCCTCACAAGCTTCGATTTCTTCTATAGAAGAAAAAAGTAGGAGATGCGTCAACACCTCCTAAGTCATGGGAGGAAACCCCGGCGCCCCATGAGCAGGACGCCGAGCCGCTAACGGCCATTTCCGCCGTTATCTTTTGGTGGCGGCGGCTGCCCTTGCGGAGGCTGCCCCTGCCCTTTTGGTGGCTCTTGCGGTGGTGGCGGCGCGTACTTTGCTCCGGTCGACGCCTTGTGCTCGATAACATTGGGATCGTTGGGATCGAGCATGCCGCCAGACATGCCGAGCTGCATGCCCTCTTCGGCGTCCCACTCGTCCTCTTCGTCGATCGCCTGCTCAATTCCAGGATAGAGAAAGCCATCCTCCATCAAGAAATTCTGCCGCCCGGTCTGCAATACGTGGGGTGAGATGATCCCTGCGTTGACGTCGATCTGATGCGCTTGCGACGCTTTCAGGTTCATGTCGGCCTTCTCAACCGCCGACAGTTGCCACAGCGGATTCCAATCGTAGCGAATGGTCTTGTCGCGCGAGCCGAACGTCGTCCTGATCAGCACCTCGTCGAGCCGCGTGAGTAGCGGCGTGTATTTAACTTTTTGATCGGACGACAGACGATCGTAGTAATTTCTGATGTCGCTCTCGCCGGTCGCATTCATGCCGTCAGGCGACTTACCCATGAAGCGCGTCGCCGGGATGTCCGCCGCGGCACACGCCAGCATGTAATAGATCGAGATCACCTTGTCGTAGTTCGATAGCTGCGGCGTGATGCGCTCGAACTCTTCGGCCAGATCGACCAGCAGCGCATTGATCGTGCTCTTGCCGACGTTGCCCTGGCTGAACCGATTGAACAGCTCTTGCGTGCCTTCCGCCGTCATCATCTTGGCGGTGAGGTTCGGCACCTTGAAGATATCGAGCTTGGCCTCGGCGATCATCGCCGCGATCGAGGACGACGCCATGCCAGCGAACTTGAGCGCGTCCTGCACCACCTGCAACACGCTGTCGCCCCACGCGTCCTGCGCGGTCTCAAGGTCTGGATAGGCGGCGCCGACCAGACGAATCACCCGCGATGGATGAATGTAGATCGCATCGCCTGGCGCTTGCCCCAGCGTCGGCAGACCGACATTGGCAATGCGCGGGTCGGGCGGATCGGTGGTGACGGTGTTGGCCCGCATGTACCAAGTCGGCTCGCCGTACCACGTCGATGTGATCTCGCGCACCATCGGGCCAGCGGCGAGGAAGTTTTTGCTGACAACGTGCACGAACTTGAGATCGCCCTGCTTGATCGCGTCGAGGTCCAGCTCATCCTGGAACGATCCGCAGTCGACGCCCATGATCATCGCGGCGCCACCATAGAGGCGCGCCTTCACCAGGGCGTCCATCATCTTGCCGGGGATGTTGAACATCCGCTCGGTGTCTTCGATCTTCGTGACCTGCTCCTTGCTCGCCTGCCACTGGCGCCACGCGCGCGTCATGTCGAAAGCGGGAATGTCGATGATCTTGCGCGCCGCCCAGTCGCCGCGATACGCGGCCTCCAACTGGTCGGTGCCGAGCGGGCATAACCACCATGTTTGAGCTGTTGCTTTGTCGCGGCCGGGCACACCAAAGCCGGCGAGGAAATTTTGGAAGCTGTCGGATGTCAGCCCGCTGAAGAAGGCGCGCGGGAAGCGGACAATGTTAGACAGATCAACCATCCTCCGCAGTCCCTTTCACATGATCATCCGGTGCGGGCCAACCACTCCAACCCTTGCCACCAGCGGCGACGCGCTCGCGGATGGCCGTATAGGCGAACTCGATGCTCTTGCGCAGATCGTCGGTAGGGTCGTAGCCGTCGTCAGCAGGCGGTTGGGTCGCCATCACCAAATGCCTCGGCAGCCGCGGCGAATCTGCCGCCTTGCGCATACGGCGCTTGCGCCGAGCTGCTTCACGCAGGCGGCGCAACGCAAACTTCTTATGATCGCTACTATGGCTGCTGCAAAACGCGGCCACGCAAATGTTGAAAATGATCAGGATGGCCCCGACCGAAACATAGGAGACCATGTTACGACCGCTGCTCGCTGGTCGGCGGCGTGCGTGGGTAACCTGAAGTCACGTCCATCAGCCCGAGAATGCAGTAGCCGCGCAGCAGTCCGATCAGCGGACTGATTGCACCAGTGCCAACACCATCGAGCTTGTAACAAATGCGCTTGTGCAACTCGCGACCGGTATAACCGCCCGGAGAATCAGGCGACCACTCCCGCAAGTGCAGCATGTCGCCGAGCTTGAAGCCGCGGTCGTTTCTGCGCAGATCGAATGTCTTCACGCCGCTCTGCAGCGGCTCGAAAAACTCGGGCCAGACCTTCAGCTCATGCATGGTCACAGCGCCTCGCCACGCGGCACGCGAAACTCCAGCTCGTCGACGTTGACGATCGCCGCGTAGGTGCCGATGCGCACGCCGAATCGGTGGTGCCCGAGGCGCTCGTCCTCGATCACCGGAGTCGTCATGTTATCCTGCAGCATGAGCACGAACTCACATGTTTGCCCTTTGATGGTGCCGATACCGACCAGCGCAAAGCCTGCGTGATCGATCACCACGGCGCACAGGCCAGCAATCAATGTCGTGAACATTAGTATAACTCAAAGAAAGTGATGACGTTGTTGGAACTAACCGAGGTGCACCAGATGTCGCCCTGATAGTTGAACCGAACCGCCTCACGCTCGCCTTCCTGCAAGCGCCAGCAGCTGTCGCAGATCGGCACGGTCGCCACAGTCATGCTCGCTCACCTTCTTATCGCTGCTGGCAGCAACAGCCATGTGGCCCTTTGCGGCGGATAAAAAAGGCGGCCGCGGTGGAAGCCGTGGTCGGCCGCCAGTCAATCCCGGCCAAACGAGCGTAAGTCCGGGAGGCGTCCTTTATTTCCCGCTGGCGTCCACCATGTGCCCACTCACCGGAACGCCGTTGACGACAACCGAGGCGCTGGTCGGCGTGATCGACTGCTGCGTCGCGGTGGCGGCCTTGTTCTTCAGCGCCCCGCACACGGCGTCGATCACCGTGTTGGCGATACCGATGGGAACGCTCGCCTTGTCGCCCGCATCTGGATTGAAGCCCGCGACGATGGTCGAGATCACCTTGGCAATGTCCTGCCACTTGGTGACGAAACCGCAGGCCTGCTGAACCTTAGTGACGATGTCACCGACATTGATGGTGCTGCCGCCGCTACAGGCCGCCAGCGCCAACGCCAACAGAGTCGCACGAATGTTACGCATTGGTTTCCTCCTTCCGCAGGATAGCAATCTCGGCACGCAGTTGCGCGATCTCTTTGCGGTGGGCCCGCAGCAGCTCCTCCATGTGCTCAGACACCAGCGCCACCCGGCGCTCACGCGTGCGCAGCGGTATCTGCGGATCGTCGTAAAGCGCGTCGATTACCTGCGCCAAGCTGATCGCCAACGCATGAAGGTCGTGGCTGTAGCTCGCCAGCGCCTTTACTCCACTCGTGGCGTGTCGTTTGCGACTAACGCGTCCACTGGCTTCGTTTCAAGCTCTTTGAGCTTTGCTTCTAGCTCTGCGACTTTCAGGTTCGCCTGCGCGGCAAACTCGACCAACTCGTCCGCCAGTCTGTTCCGCTGCTCGACAAGAGCCCTGATGATAAACTGTTCTTTCGTCATATGATGCACGGAATCCTATACGATTGGCCGGTGCTGTCCTTTATCACGATCGAAGCGTTCGTCGTTCCGGCAAGCGCGCCCGCCGTCAATCCGGTGGCTGCCGCGTTGCCCAATTGCAGATGGCCGCCGCTTGCTATCTGAAGAGCTTGTGCTGGCGATGTTCCGATCGTCGTGCCTACCCCCAACTTTGGAATCACCACCGATCCATCACCTTGAGCCGTCAGAGCGATCTTATTCACCGCACTGATGACCCCATACACGGATAGCTGTATGTTATTCCTTTCGTCAAAACTACCGTCCCATGTCGATAGAATAAAATGGCCAGTCCCACCAGATGCGCTGAAGCTCAGCATCGGAACGGCACTAAACGTAGTCCACTCGTCCATTCTAATATATGCGTTCGGAGCCGCAGGTACAGTAGCCGAGCTAAGTGTGAAATGTGTTTTGAAAATAGGAGTGCCGTTAATATAAACCTTGTTGTCGTCGCTTAGCGTCAATGGGTTGACAATCCCACCGACACCATGAACATTGAAAATCATATTCCCGCTACCGAGAGTGCCTGAAAAAAAGTTCGTTATCTCGCTATAATAAGTTGTTGGCCCACCGCTATACGACATTCTTATATTAGCAGCGCCGGTTGTCGTTCCTGCACCAGACGCTGAAATCTCAAGAGCTTGTTGGGGCGAAGGATTGCCGATGCCGATCTTGACATCCAGCGCGGTCATCAGACCGGCATTGAATGTATGAAGACCAGCCCACGTTGGAGTATCGGTACCGGAAAGATGCGTAGCATCATGCCAGACTCCGGCCTGACCCAGCGCTGGCGTGCCGAAATTTGAAATGCCACCGCCGCCGCCAGTGGGTACCACCCAACTGAGCACACCAGTCCCAGCTGCGTCCGTGAGTGTGCTTCCAGCAGCGCCGACATTTGTCGGCCAGGTATAAGACGCGGCCGCAGCGGCGTTGCCCGCCTTGATCGTCGTCAGAAACGAACTGCTCGCATGAGCCAGTTGTAGCAAGCCCGTGCCGCTCGATGGCTTTCCGAGCGTGACTGGCCCACTCAGGGTCACGTCCAAGTCGGAGGCAAATTTAGTGGCCATCACGGTTGCTTTCGGTAGCAGAGAGCCGAAAAATAATTCCACTCCTTCCACGTCATTTTCATGTTGCAGTCGCGGCAGGTATACAGATCATCAAGCACGTCAAGCGGATCATTGATGGTCATTTCGGTACCGCCTGACGACGACATACTTGCGGCGAATATATCCAGTCTTTCCAACGCATTGCGTATTTGCACTCACGACAAATAAAGAGATCTGGCATTTGGTCGATCGGCTTGTGATCACACATCGACCCGCAAGGGCGAATCGCAAACGACGCTCTTGGACCGGCTACGGCTTGCCGCAGCACCAGCCTGCGAAGCTCTATTGCATCGAGATCGATCATGGTGGCGTACCCTTCATGGTGACGAGAGTGTTACCACTGGCGTCTTTTAGATAACCGAGCCCCCTCCTGGCAATGCCGCCGTCGCTTATGTAACGCACTGTCATGATTGGGGACATATAATAATTCGACACCAACCCACCTAATATAGTTGAATTGGCCACAATACGCCCTAGCGGTATCGCGGCGGCCCCGCTGCCGGCGACGGTGAATGTGTCTCCACTTAAAAGAATACTTCCGTCTTCCGTCAAGCGACGCTTGCCAGTGACCGAACCATTGATGCTAATCTGCAATCCCTGACCAGCCCCATCCAATACAAGACCAGACCTGACATCGGCAGTCAGAAGTTGAAGGTTCCAAGTTGTTGGCGATGGCTTAAAAACATTTATTTCAAGCGCAGTAATCTCGCCGCTTGGATACGTAAGGCTAGCCGATACCGGATCGGAAAATGTGTATTCAACATCCTCATAATACGCGTGCCCACGAGCGCATGCGAGAGAAAATGCCTTGGCATGAGGGCCACCCCAGCAGTTATCAAATCTCACGTCACCAACACGGAAGTTAAAAACTTGTGGATATCCTATAGCATTAGCAAGAGCCCACGACGGCAGCGTCTCGTAAGGAAGATCGGTGATTATGTAGATATTGATCGGGTCCTCGGTGATCTGTCTGACCATGCCAAGGCCAGAATAAGTTGAGACCGCAAAGTTGTACCCGGCCTGACCTTGAACACCGAAGAATTGCCCCGGCACCCAAGCGCTCCAAGTTAGGGACAGCGCATAACTCATTCCGGCTTTGCTAAGTGAGATCACGCCATCAGCGAACGTCGCCCCGGAGAAAAATTGCACCGCTCCCGCGGTCGTCATGGCCTCGCTTGCAATCGTTTGCGGAATCGAGACCGCCCACGAAGTTCCACTATTGTATGCAAGAATCGTCGTCCCATTGGCAATGCCGGCGCCCAGAAGAACCTGTCCAGGCGCAATTCCCGTGTTGCTACTCACCGTCAGCGTGTTGCCGATGATTGAACCTGTAAATGACCCTCCTGGGACGTAGGCATCACCGGCAAGGAAGTTGGTGCCCAAGAGATCAACTTGCGTCGAGCTGAATTTTGAAACCGGCCAGGTTCCGTTGATGACGGTCGATCCCGTCATCTGAACTCCGGCCACCTGGATATAATCACCGGTCCGTAACCGCCCGACAGCCGCTGCGCTCATTGTGATACGGACCAAGCCACCGGCCGCTCCGGTGCTGCTGACCGCGCCGGTAATAGTCATCAGACTGGCGTCTTGAACGACGCCGCCCGACACGTAGGTGCTGCAAGTCGCCAATACCAAGTCGACATGGGTGGGATCAGGAATAGCAAAAATCACCTGCGTGCCGTTGGCCTCGACCGCACCGACGATTCCGAATATCGTCAGCGTATCCCCAACCGCCATCTTTGTGGACGGAACAGTCAAGCGAACATGAGAGCTGACGACACTCGCACCCGTCACTTTGACCTGGGCAGTATTCTCCACCTGCTGGCTTCCGCCCGATGTCCACGTCTGCCCTACAGGGAAGGTCGATCCCACCAGATCAATATGCGTCCCGTCTACGATAAACACGCTCCATACGCCGTTCGTAGCAGCCGGAAGCGTACCAGTCCCCTGCACCCCCGACACATTTACCATGTATCCTTGCGCACCGGTGACCTGAAACTGGCTCGTGTTGATGACGGTGAGCCTTACGTAATTGCCGCCTGCAGGATTGATCGCACCGGCACCAACTCCTACCACCGTGTTTTGGCCAATGGGGCAAAGTTGAGAACCATCAATTATGCCTGAAGAACTGACCTTTGTTATCTTGCATCCAGAAAATATACCGCCTGCCGAATACCCATAGGCGCAACTCATTTGTAGTAGACCAATATAGGTGTTTTTGGCCACAACATTCTGCCCAAGTCCAACGAGCGCAGCGTAATCTCCCCCATCCAGAATCAACCGCTTCGGGCACGGGCTCTGCAAACTCATCCCAGAATATTTGTTTTGACAATTTATACGCGTCAATGAATCAATAGTCTTATCCGTCTCTCCAATCGAATTTTCAATTGAATTGTAATGAATAATGCTTTGTGCGCCACTTTCAGAAAACGAAACTCCTCTCCAGTTATTTGTTTCTACGTAAAACCCACTAACGTTGGCGTAATTTACATTTGGCGTCTGCGGGTCATTCAAATAGCCCACCATTGCATTACAGCCGATATTCTTGAGTATGTACCTGCCCCAATAGCCATACGGAATCCACATGCGGGCACGTCCGATTGCATAACCCGGACCGCTTAGGTTGAAATCCGGGAAATCGGTGCGGTGCTCATATTGAATGTCGTCGACAACCCTAACGATGCCATTTACGACATCAATTCCAGAGACCTCATGGAATTCATAATACTGTGGATTAGGCGGCCCACCTAGATATTGCGTATCAAAACTCGTCAAAACTACGCGCTGACCGAGATACACGTGAGCCGCGTCAGCCGGATTGACGAAGCTAAACGTCCTGGTTCCTGGAACCGTTTGATTAATCAAATAGCTCGTGTTATATCCGGCGGCCCCAGTGCCGCGGGATGGAAATGCAACCGTCACACCAACGCTCGATGCCCCATGCGCCATGTCAAGTGTGTTTTGAAAGGAGCAATTGCCGTTGTCGCATTCGACGGTCAAATTAAGTATTCCAGCCACCCATAAATAATTAGTTGTGGCAAGCCCGACTGATAGACCACTGAATTGACCGCTGCCGTCGAACTGAGGCAAGTTGGTGATATTTGAGACCGTGCCTCCACTGCGCCAGCATACCGTTCCGTCATCGGCCATGACATGGATATCATGCCCGCCCCGAGATCCATGCACGAAGCCACCCGACGTCCAAGCCCCACCACCAGGAAATGCGTATGGTATCTTGATGTGGGTGCCATCAATGAATGTGGCCGTCCAAGTTCCGTTCGGATTAAACCCACCGCTTCCTGCAACACCGACTACCGTGACGGTTTCGCCTGACAACAAAGGCCAAGCGTTGCCGATCGTTAGCGTTGTCGTCGTGCCGCCGTCGCTGGATGCGGCACCGAACACCGGGCTCGGCTTGGCAGATCGATAGATTGCCCAAACCTGCCAATTGCTAAGCATCTGGGTATTATCGGTAAAGCCCGGAAGAATATGCGGACCGGCCGTCGCGCCGTCCTGCACGATGCCGCCGGACCCGACAGGGCCAGAGCCCCACAAAGCGCCAGTGCTCGTGCCGCTCCCGTGACTTAAATCAATATGAGTAGGGTCTATGACGGTGACGTTCCATGATCCATTGGCCTGCGTGGTGCCGGTAACATTGTTGACGTAGCAATAATCGCCAGTAGCGATTCCAGCCGTCGAGACGACTTGAAGCCGGACGACGGCACCAGCCCCATACGTCGCCCCCACTGATGTTGCTATGACATTCGTCTGCAACATGTCTAAACCGAAGGGGTCGATCACCTTGGCGTCCGATTTGACGCCCCACCATGAAAGACGCTCAGGCCCGCTGTACCGCCGCTTCCAAGCGCCGCCCGCGCCGGTCGGATCACCTGGGGCGAGCGGTGAAGCAAAGATGCCTCTTCCAGGATCGTGCAGCACATCAATGGAGTGGTCCACCGTTTCGAAGACGAAGGGCCCTCCCGTTAGCGGGTCGGTCACATACACCTCGTCGCCGTCATGAGGACTGACGATGCCCTGCATCGCAGCGATCGTCGAAACGGACGTGCCCGTTCCAGAAAACACCGCCGCATTGATGTCGTGTAAAACCGTGCGGACATCGGCCGCCAAAATACCGCCAGGCTTGCCCGACGGCAGTGTCGTATTGATCTCCGTATCAATTTGAGATTGCGTCAGCGCCATGCAAAGTCCTCATTGGAAACCGGCATACGTCGAGTCGTATAGAGGTCCCATCGTCAGGTGCTGGAACGCCATCGCCGAGGCGTCGCCCTGATCGAGGGTCTTACTGAACGGCCAACCTTCCAGCTCTTCGAGGTAGCCCTCGACCCAGCGGCCCGCGACCAGCAACACGTTGGCGCCCTGGACCTGCGCCGCGAACGGCTCGGCACGCACCGTCTTCTCGCCGGTCACCTTGTCGGCGACGACGACGAAGCCTGCGAGATTTCTGATCGTCGCCTCGGCCGACTCCTTGCCACCCGATCCCGGCTCTTGCTCGATCGCCACCTTGAGATTCCACCTAGCCTGGCCGAGCGACTGCCGCGCCGCCTCGGCCGCGCCCTTGATCACCTGCTCGCGCTCCAATGCACCCCATCGTCCACGCAGCACGGTCTCGACCAGGAATTGCCCGTTCTTGAGCTTGTGCATGAGAACGATCGCGGTGCAGGCGCCGTCGCCGTCCTTGGTGCCAGCCTTGTCGACCGCGAGCACCGAGGCCTCGATCTGGCTGCGATCGAACACCGGGATGATGTGCAGCTTTTCGATGGGAAACATCCCACCGCCGACCAGGTACGGCTCTTGCTGATACTCCGCTTCCCACGATGCGTCGGACATCAGCCGCTGCTGGGCCCGCAGCATCGGCAGCGGCTTGAACTCGGGAAACAACGCCTCGCCACGCTTGCGATGCTGCTCGTCGCGTTCAGCAATGGCCTTGAACTTGAAGACCTTGACCTCGGATTCTTTTTCCAGCGCACGCCCAAGCGGGTCATCGACGTGCCAACGAGTCATCAGCCATAGCATTCCGCTATTGGCGGCGAACCGCGGACGAAACACGTCGGTGTACCAATTCCAAATCTTCTCGCGGATCACCACGCTGTTCGCGTCGGCGCGATCTTTCACCGGGTCATCGAGGATGCCGAGGTGCAGCTCTAACCCATTGATCCCGCCGTTGACGGTGACGTTGCGGAAGCTGCCAGCCTTGTTGACGTACTCGACGAGGCCATTGTTGCGCACCCAGCCCTTGGCGCCGATCGTCGTCTCGAACACTTGCTGGTAGCGCTCGCTCTCGATCATGCGCTGCATGCCGATGTTGCAGCGAAGGCCGAGGTCCTCAGAATGCGACGCATATATCGTCTTCATGTCGGGAGCGTTGCCAGCCAGCCACGACACGAAGTCTTCGGCAGCGAGCGATTTTCCATGCTGAGGAGGGCTCATGACCGCGAGCTTCGGCCGCTTGCCGTCGACCATGTCCTGGTAGAATTCCTGCAGGGCGTCGCTCAGCGCCTGCGTGAACCAATTCCATTTCATGGTGGGGCGCATCATGCGCCGGTAGGCGGCGAAGCTTTTACGCGCGCGCTCGGCCTCGCGGATCAGGATGGCCTCGACCTTCTCGGACGGCCACCGCAGCTTCGGCGCGACGTTGAGGTTCATGGGCCATGCGCCAATGAAAAACGCCGCAACGAAATCGCTGCGGCGTCGGCACTAGAAAACGAGGTCGGTCAGCGCTGCGGTGGCGGCGTCGGCTGAGTGCCTGCCTCGTGCTCCTGGTGCTGCGCCTTGAACTCTTCGATCTTGGCCTTGACCTCGTCGATCTTGGTCTGCTGCTCAGGCGTCAGCGTGACACCCTGCAATGCTGAGTGGAGCTTGGCACTAATCTCTTGAAGCGCTACTTTGGTTTCCTGTTGCATAAGAACTCCCTCCTCTTTGTTTGTCATCCTTCTTCCTAGCAGAAGTAACTTACGTAAGTTCAAGTGGTCCCGTATTATGACTATTAATATATGAATCTTCAAATTCAAGTCTACCAGTAGCGTGGTCGACCGCTTTAATAGTATGATACTCAAAGCAAACAAACTCTGGTATCGATCTGAACTCTGTAAAATCTACTGAACTTACCAAAACAGTGTCACCAACATTAAAATTAGGTGCAATCCAAACTAGATCTGGAGCTAATGCTTTTATAGGCATCAATGATGATGCTCTGACAATAGCTGGAGCAGCCAGCGACGCTCCTAGACCAATCAGTAACGAGCGACGATGAATCAATCTACTCGTTCCCATTTTTATAACCCCGCTGTAGCTGCTTTTCGCCTCGCTTTTCGCACCTTCTTCACTGGCGCGCGAACTGCAGCTGCAGCGCGCGCAGGCGGTGGCAGCAACAGCTGCTTGCGCTCTTTCAGGCGCTTGCGTTTGGCCTTCCCAAGCGTCGGCACGCCCAGGTCACGTATATGCACCGGCTCGCTAATCTGCGCTGGCTCGAACAACGCCACCAGCGAGCGACGCATCATCTCGGCATATTCCATCCGGACGAACGGCATATTGAGCGCACGCACCAGACGCTCGAACGTCTCGCGATATGCAGGATCAGGGGCACTCTTGCGAATCGGGTGCAAGATGAAATGCGCAACCGCATTGAACTCGGAGTCCATCATGGCTTGTTCTTGTGGCCGTTGCCGTAGTGGACCTGTGCTTTGCTCATCTTGACGCCCATCGCGGCCTTGATGGTATCGCGCAGGGTCATTGCTTCCTGACAATCATGAACCCGTTTTTCGATAGTTCGGCCGCCAACCACCTGGCCCAACCCTCTGCCCACCCCTTTGATAGATTCTCATAATCCTGATCTCCATCCACAACGGCTCTAGCCGCGCTGCCCCTGATGATCTCGCTCAAAACTGATAGTTCATCCATGGTCATGCCCTCGCAAGCTTTCGCCGAATGGCCTTGGCGTTGTCGCCCTGATCGTGGTCCTGAATATAGGGACGCTTGTCAAGCCGCGAGTGCTCCGGATGTTTCGCTATCCAACCATCATATGCCACTTTGGCTTCGTGTTGCTCGCGCCAACTCGGCGCGCTCATCGTCGTTATTCGTCATGCCGGATGATCAGGTTGCTTGCCAGCACCAGGGACCTTGGCAGCCGCCAGCTTGCGGATCAATCCGCTGATCACATTGGCGATCGTGACCTTGTTGGAAGCCGTCAATGGACGCGCCTGCGTCAGGTAGTCGACGAGCGGCCCGAAATCGCTGTGGTCGCGCTGCGCCTGCTCGGCCACGGCGAAGTCCATCTCATCGCGCTTCGTCATTTTCTATCTACCCATTCCCGCATGCGTATCGCCGGATCGTACCGCGGCGGCAAAAGCACCAGCACCACGAGTATCCCCCACAGTATCCATCCGAACGCTATCATTTGCCGACACCACGCTTGCGGATCGGGCCGATCGGCCACTTGGCCGGGGAGCTTCACGACGGACCGGCCCTCTCACCCTCGGACTGTGCCGAGAATTCTTTGGCTTCATTTGCCACGCTTGGCCTTCTTGGCAGCCCGGCGCGCGCGCATCAGGTCGCGCTGGTACGCCTTCTTGTCGAAACGAGGCTTGTCTAACGCGGGCGGCGGCTTGTCTAACGCGGGCGGCGGCGGCTTGTCTAACGCGTTAGACACCGGCGACGCGACAAGCTTCACCACGTCCCCAACCACGACAGCCCCGTCCACCATGCTGATGGACCGCAATGGCGGCACCGGCTCGCGCTTGGTTGTCAGGCCATTCACCACATAACCCTCTCGCCTGGCAAACGAATACGGATCAAACGCGCGGGCCAGAGCCTCGCCAGTAGCGATCGGCCCCGTCGGCCCCCAATCCTCAGCGTGGAACCACGGGCCAGGGTGCACCCCGGACGGGCTCGCAATATACGCCAGTGCCGTCTCTGTCCTGCCCTCGATCAGGTCCGCCATCCTATGCAACGAATAGTAATTGTTCTGCGGCGCCCGCATCTTGCGCCGATTCCATGGAGGTAAGTGTGAGATAGCCTCCTTATCGGTGAGCTTCGTCATCTCTCACTCCCCCGGCCGCTCAGGCGTGATGTCGATCATCTCGCCCTCGGCAGGCTCGGCGGCTTCCATCATAACGTCGTAGGAAATGCCCCGGGCCACGCACAACGCCCTGATCTCGTCCTCGGTCTTGTAACGGGCATTCTGCACCGTGGCATGCACGTGCATGGGCAGCACCCGCTGGGCGAACGGCGTGAACAGCGCTTCGTTGTGCAGGGCGAGGTGGATCATGTAGCCCAGCATGCCGCCAGGCCCAGCCTTATCCCACGCTTTTGTCTTCCGATTCCAGCGTTTCTCGCCAGCGTATTCCATCGCCTGAACCACGGCGTCGCGCATCGCGATCGTCATGTGGTTGGCCTGGCCCGGCTTGCGGCCCGAGTTAGGAAGCCGCTGCTGGCCTTTCTTGAAGCGTGTGACGCCACCGCGACCCAGCTTCCGTCCAGCGTTTTTCTCGTTTGGTCCGCTCATGACTTGCAACGTGGTGTTGTCAATGGCAGTTGGTCAAGTCTGCGAGGACCTTATGACATTCTGGGACACACCAAAAGGCGTGTTGCTGGCAGCGGCACTTGCCGCAGTAGTTGGTGCTATGCTCGGCTTCAAGATCGGCCAGGCGCCACAAGCGCCAACCGTTATCGTCTTGAAATGGATAAGTAAATGAGGCTCGCCTTCGCCATAACCCTGACTCTGATCTCAGCGCCCGCATGTGCACAATGGCAATATTCGCAGCCATGGTCGCAACCCTACTGGCCTCAGTTCGATCAGCCGGCGGTGCAACGCCATCAGCCAAAACGCGAGCGGCCCAGGCCCGAGCGCCTAGTCACGGGTTCTGGCGGGATGACTAGGGCATCGGCCCCCCGTTCCGGGCCTAAATTTCAGACTCGCACCGTAGTGGTGCGCCACGAGAAATCTTGGCGCGATTTCGACCAGGATGGTGCGCGCGAATGGATCACGCAGCAGGCACAGGGATTTTGCGGGAAATACCCGAAAGACGAAGCCTGCCACAAAAAGGAACCATGACGAGCGATCCCCAAAAAGCAGCCCGCCGGGGGCATTCTCCGGCGGGCTTGAAAACGATGGGGTAACAATATCCTTCGTACCTCAGCACCCTGGCCCAGGATCACGGCAACTGCAAGACGCCACCGTGGCACCCGCGCGGCGTCGCGGCTTTACCGGCTTACGCCGCCGCGGCAGCCGCGGTGCCCGGGACCTCGGCACGCTGGCCTTTTGGTGACAGCGGCCGCAAATCGCGCCGCCAGCCGCCTCGAACATCACCGTGGAAGGCTCACCGCAGCGCGCGCAGCGCCAGATTATCCCCATAGCAAAACGTTGAAAACGCTAGCCTTTAATACCTTGACAAGGACGACTTGCATTTTTCTGACTAACCCACTATATTAGTCCTGTCGGTGGCGCAGCCCCGACCTTCAACCGGATGCTCATGCAACCGAGAAAGACCTGCCAGATGGCTCTCGCCAGCCCGCACCTCACCAAGGCACCTCGCAAATCCTACGCCGAGCAGATGCTCGATTTGCTCTCGCCAAAGACGCGAAAAGAAGTCGAGCGTCTGGCGCAGAACGACAACGCCAAACCGCGTCCGTGATTAGGGCGCCCGCCGTTCCCTACCGGCGAGCGTCTCGGAGAGCGGCTCAACGGCGCCCCCAAACCTCACGGGCCGCTCTCCACCTACGGCGATTGATCGCAGCCCCGTGCCACGCGTGAGACCGCGGCACTGATCGGCGACCAGCCGACCGGACCCAACCGGACACCCCAACGGAGACAACACCATGAAAACCGGCAAATCCCTCATCCAACTTGCGCAAGAGATCGAGCGTCGCGCCAATGCGAAGTCCGACCTCGTCGCTGACACGCGGCACATGGAACTCGTGCCAGTCGGCAACGGTGCGGCGATCCGCGTCGGCGACGAACACACCTTCGGAGTCAATGGCGTCGCCCACGACCAGATCGGCACGCACCTCGAAATCCCGGCGAAGTATTACGACAAAATGCTGGCGGAAGCCCCTGCGCTGCTCGCCAACAACGTCAATGAGTGGTTCCGCAAATATCCGGCACCGCGCATGGTGCGCACGCTCGATAACACCGCTCGCGCTTTTCTGTCCGACAAGTTCTCGCCGGACATGGAAAACGAGGACCTCGCCGCCGCGGTGCTGCCCGTGATCGGCGATCTCGGGCTCGACGTGATGTCGTGCGACGTCACCGATCGCCGGCTCTACATCAAGGCGGTCGACAAGAAGGTCACGCGCGAGTTGGCCAAGCACGGCGCGCGGTTCGGCGATGGCGGCCATACCATCGTGCGGATCGTGTCGCCAGCGATCACGATCAGCAACTCCGAGGTCGGCCTCGGCGCGCTCTCCGTCCAGGGCGGCACCTATGACGGCTTCTGCAGCAACCTCGCCTCGTTCGGCGAGCGGTCGATGCGCCGCGCCCACGTCGGCCAGAAGCACACGATCGAAGAGGGCGCGCTCTACGCGATGCTTTCCGACAAGACCAAGCGGCTCGATCAGGCCGCGTTGTGGTCAAAGGTCCGCGACGTCGTGCGCGGCATCTTCGATCAGGTCAAGTTCGATGCGCTGGTGAACAAGATCGAGGGCACCCGCCAGGAGCACATCGTTTCCGACGACGTCGTAAAGGTCGTCAAGGTCGCAACCGTCAAGCTCGGCCTCAATGAGACCGAAGGCAAGAGCGTCCTAAAGCACCTGATCGAGGGCGGCGAGCTGTCGCGCTTCGGTTTGTACAATGCCGTCACCCGCATGTCCGCGGACGTCGATAGCTACGACAGGGCCACCGAGCTGGAGCGCGTCGGCGCCAAGGTGATCGAACTGCCGAAAGCCGAGTGGCGCGAGATCGCCGAGGCAGCCTGATCATTCACGGGAGGGGTAACGCCCTCCCCATCACCCAATGCGACTGAGCGCCGCGACGGCAGCGCCAGCTGGCACAGCAAGGGCTGATCCAATGTCCAAAATCACCGACCTCAACAGACTCTACGAAATGGCGAGAATCCTCCGCGAAGCGCCTGGCAACGAACACCTCGCAAACGCAGACCTCCACGACATCGCAAAAATCATGCTCACCGAGATCGTCAAGAAAGGAAACCCAATGAACCTGCCACCCGAGGACGAACGCCCCTTCGAGGACCGCGCCATCTCGGCAATCCATCGCATCAAATTGCGTGTCGCCAACCTCGAAAGCGGACTCAAGGAAATGGAAGCGCGGATCGAAGCGCTCGAAGCCAAGAAAAAGGAAACCAACACATGAGCACAAAGTCAACTGTCCTCGGTCTTGCTGTTCTCGCGACGATCGCCGTCGTCGTCGGTAGCAGCAACCCAAAGACCACCACGCAAGCAGCAACCCAAGAGGTCGCTCACGTCGTACCGGAGACGCCACCGGTGCCGACGAAGATTCCAAACGTGGAAACGCCCGCTGGCAGCGCTCGACTGGCGGCCGCGTTCAAGCAGTCGGCCAAAGATCACGGCTTCAAATTCGATGCGAAGAAATCAAGCTGCTACCCGCTCGTCGACAGAGGCGTCACCAACTGCCTGTTCAATGTGACCGACCTCATGATGCTGGAAATTCAGTCCAAGAACGACAATAGCTACGAAGAGTTCACCGTCGTGGCAGGCTTGGCCGAAGACACCCCCATAACCGTAGCGAACGCCATGTCGGCGGCGCTCGTCCTTGTCGAGGTAACAAGCCCACAGGCTAATGCAAGCGTCAGAGGCAAGCTGGTGTCGGACCTGCTCGACGCTGTGGCCAAAAACAAAGAAATCACGCGCCAGCTGGGCGATGTGACTTACACCGCAAAGTCAATACCCGACATCGGCTTCGTTTACTTCACGGCAAGATAGCAGCCCAGCGTCGTCCGCCGCGGCGGCGCTGAACGGCTATCCCAGCCACAAACGCACGATAGCATCAGCCAGCAGATGACCGACGACGAAAAACCGAAGGTCGTGATCAAGCGCTTCAAAGCCGCCGTGTACTGGTACGGGACGGTCGACGGCAAACTGGTCTGACCAAAACATTACAAGCACGAAATCGACGAGCTGCTGAATCTGGAACAGCGGCGCGAGGTCCAGCGCCAGCTCGCAGCGAGGAAGAAAGCCAATGACCCAACCTAGCGACTATCCGATCGAAATCTGCATGAAAAGCGTAAAGCCATATCTCGATAACGGCTGCCATTTCCACCAAAAGTTCACGTGCGCCGGATGCGGCTCGCGCCAGACCATCGAAGAGCAGGACAAGTTCTTCGCCGAAGGCAAGTGCGAAGAGTGCGGCCACGTCACCGATCTGAAGCGACGCGGCTGCAACTTCGCGATCATCGGCCCCACCGGCATCATCACTTCGATCATGGCCGCGAACGCACCAATCGATCATGTCGTCCGCGTCATCGGATTCGCCAACGGCGCGCCGTGCCCGATCGCAGGCATGTGGATGAAAATGTTCGACTTCAACGCCAACGACGGCCGCGGTGACGGCGACTTCACCGACGATCCGACACAGGCGCAGCGATTCGGCAGCCTGCAGAAGGCCATGGACTTTCGCAACACGGCATCCACCGTCCGCCCTCTACGAAGCGATGGCCTACCGAATCGCCCGCTCACCGCTTGCACTATGGTCTACGAGCCGCTGCGCGACGCGATCAAAGCAAAAGGGCGGCACAAATGAGAAACCGACCGGAGATCAAACGCGAATATAGCGGCATCACCAACGATGAATTGGCTGCGCTCGCCGCCGCCGTCGGCATGTCGTCACGTCAGATCGCCGCGTTCTTCGGCATCAAGGACTCAACAGTGCGGCATTGGTTCAGCGGCGCGCGGCCGCCGCCGGTCGCCGTGGTGATGACACTCGAACTCATGCGCCACTTCGAGCTGACGCCAGAGCAGGTGCGCCAGATCACGGGAGAGGAAGAATCGCCATGAACGAACTCGACGGGATGCGCGCCGGCCACCTGATGGAAAGCCTAGCCGCTATCATCAAAGTGTATATCGAATCCGACAAGCGCGACCACAATAGAGTCTACGAGGTGGTCTACGTGCTCGCCGCGCTGCTCGCACCGACGCTGCTCGGCAGCGGTGACAGCCAACAGATGCGCATATGGTTCAACGAGGCGCTCGATAAAACTCTCGCCGACCTCGGCAAGTCGATCCGCGACTTTCGCTGGATCGAAGCCCGCTACCCTTCTGACTGCCACGAATGCGGTCGCGTCATCAAGACCGGCGAGCGCGCCTTATGGCTCAACAATCATCTGTACTGCCACGACGACCACTGTGGCCAACGCCTGCATCAAGAGCATGTCGAGGCCATGGAGGCCGAGCAATGATCCGCGCCCTCATTCTGGCGGTGGCGCTGACCATGGCGCCAGCGCCAACGGCCGCCCTGTACATCAGCGGCCCCGAATTCTTGAACAACTGCACAGCAAAGGAACGCGAGCGTCACATCGCCTGCGTCGCCTTCATCGCTGGTGTGGTCGACGCCTACATCCCGGCCCAGCAATTCTGCATCCCGCCCCAGGTGCAGCCACCCGAGATCGCCGACTTCGCCATCGACTATGCACTGCGCATCGCCCGCAATGAAACACCGGTGCGAATGATCGTGCTCGCGCTCAAGGCCAAGTGGCCGTGCATCGGCCAAACCGGATTCCCACCGCCGTTCGAGTGGCACAACGGGAGATGACCATGGCCAAACATACCAACCGCTTGGGCTTCACGCTCGCCGAGGCCGACGCCGCAATTGCGGTGCTCGATAGCCTGCTCGGCGATTTACAAGACCATGGCCGCGACGCCACGATACGCGAATTAATCACCGCGGCGCGCGGCGCGCTCGACCGCGCCAGTGCAATGCTGGCCGATATACACACCGATCTGCAATCGATGATCGACAAGTTGTGAGGCACTATTATGAAAACACAAGGAACGCTGCAACCGCGCCCAGGCTTCGACTGGGATCACGTCGCTTGGAGCGCACCCGAAGCGCCGCCCAGCGCGCTTTGCTCGTACTGCAGCGCCGGAATCGGCCGGGATTGCGTGCCGCTGATCCTATGGCGAGAGGACGGTGGCTCGGCCCGATTCTGCGACGACTGCCTCAAGCGATGGTGGACATGATCCTTAAGGTTGCACGGCGGCCGGTGCACCGGTTTGGCGAGTGGCAGCATCCGCCGCTGCCGCATCGATCGCAGCCCGCCGGATAGCCCGCCACGCCCGCCGGAAGCCCCCTGGCGCGTTTTTGCTATCTCCGGGCACCCTGACAGGCCCAAACCGCCGCCAGTGCCCTGCGAGCCTGCCCCAGCGACGCCGCCGCCGGCGCGGGATCAATCGCCAATGCTCGCGGCAGATGAACTCGGAAACGTCCAGGCCAGGCGGCGCCGGGCGGGTGCACTCGCAACCGGACACCACACACGAAATGTGTCGGAATGTGTCAGGATTGTCAGGAAAGGGCGAAGCACGGCTTAACACGGGCACGCGCCTGCGCGAAGAAACCATGCACAAATTCGTCCGTCAACCATTTTTCATCTCGGACGTGCTTTCTTTGGCACCTTTTCGGGCGGTCTGAAGACAAAGTCCCAAAATTCATTAATGCCCGTGACCTCACCTTGCTCATTGGCAATCCGCACCGCAAGGTCCAGTTGCTCGCATGCCGTCTTATAATTAGGAAATGGCCGACCGGCGGCAACGGCCGCCTTCCGCAGCTGCTTATACTTTAGATTAAAGTCTGCCTTATTTCCGTTCCATGCCTTCGGTGAGAGTCCTCTCGCCGCTAACATCGGTTCCCCCGCGTGTTGCACGCATGTTGTTTTCTTAGAATACCGGCACTTGCTCTCGCCGAAGCCCATCGGCGATCAAGTCTAGCCCATGCTGATTACGGTGCCGTAACAGATTGGTCGAGCACCGCGGTTTCGTCTTATGGGCGATTCGGTCGAGATCAAACCCGCGCGCACGGAAAAACGCAACCTCGTTGACGACGACGCACAGCAAACGATCCGTACCGAGAAAATGCGCTGGCCATACCAGCGCGGTCTCCATTCGCTGAATGTCAGCCGCGCCAGCCTGCAGCCGCACGCGATTGCGATCCGCCTGCAAATCTTCGGCAATCTCGCCCGAGGCGCCGACCAGCGCGGCGTAGTATTCCCGCACGTCGTACTGATACAGCGGCCAGATCGTCTTGTGACCGCTCGGCGACTGCATCGGCATGCGCGCCAGGATGCGAAACGCCTCGATCAGCCGCACGCCGACGTGCCAGCCATACCACGCGACCGGCACATACTCGGGTGCCTCGGCAGTATCGAGCGGCGACCAGTCGGGATCGATGATCTGGCCAGCCAACGACGATGCAAGCAGCCGCGCCATCACTTCACCCTTTCATTCATCGTGACGCGGAAAGATTCCAGCGTCGACGCCCAGAATTTTTTGGCCGACATGTGCAGGCGAAACCCGACCATCATGGTGCCGCTCTTCACGTCACCAACATCACCGACCAGCTCGAACACGCCAACCACGAAGAAGTCCTTGCCGTCCTTACTGCGACGCCACACCTGGCCAGCTCGCACATCATCGCTCATAGCTCACCCTTGCTGCGCATATCCTCTTCCATCGACGGCGTCAGATGGCGCAGCCCGTCCTCGATCTGCTTGGCGCGCTTGGCCATGTTCATGCGCTCGGCGATGCGCCGCCTGGTCACCCACTCGTCGACCTTGGCGCGATCGAGCGACGGCGTCGCAATGCGTTCCTGGTATTTCTCAGGCATCTTGGATTCTCACGCGCTGAAATTGCAGCGGATAAGCAAAGGGTATGTCGTCGTTGAGTTCGTCTTGCAGTGACGATCTTCCGCCGCCGCCGCGGTGCTCGCCATAGCTGCCGTTGCCATTGGCGGCGCCGTTGCCGCCACGATCGACCTGCTTCGCCGGCCGCTCATCGTCGTGACCGTAGTCACCTTCACGGCCACCACCCTTCCCCTCGCCGAGCATCACCAGCCTGCCCTGATAGCCGTCCATTATGACCTTAGTGGTGTAGCGGTCGACGTTGTTCTTGTCGGTCCACTTTTCGGTCTGCAGCTTGCCTTCGACGTAGACCTTGGACCCTTTGCGCAGGTAGCGCTCGACGACCTTGCCAAGACCTTCGCTGAAGATGACGATCTGGTGCCACTCGGTCCTCTCGCGTTTTTCGCCGCTGTTTTTATCGTTCCATTTTTCGGTAGTTGCTATGCGCATGTTGACGATCATGGCACCAGCTTGTGTGTGCCTCACCTCGGGATCAGCACCTAGATTACCGATCAGACAAACGCGATTGAGATACGACATGGGTGTGCCTTCCTTTTTTCTTGCAACGCGGACAAAGAAATTGCCGCTCGCCGTCGGGTAGTCGGCGCTCGGTCCACCCGGCCTTCACAGCGCGAGTCATGAATGTCGGATAGGATTCCTGGCCACTGATCTCGGCACCGCAACGATCGCAGGTGATCGTGATCACGCTGGCGCGCGGATAGACCTTGTTGTCGTCGACTGTATGGATCACGATGCCCATCAGTCCGGCCTCTTGCAGAACGGCGAGTCCGGGCCCGCGCGCTGCGCCAGCTCAAGCACATCGTCGGCATAAGTCTCGTCGCTGTCGGTGGCGTCGAGCACGGCGCGCACATAGGCGCGAAGCGCAGCCTGAGAGAATTGATCCTTGAGCATGATGACGAAGAACTCGCCCGCCGTTTGCGGCAGGCCCCACTCGACCATGCCGTTGTCTTCGAGCAGCCGCAGCGCATGATCGACATCGGCGCGGCGGCCAGGATCGTCAGGTAGCTTCTGCATCTTGAGGACAGCGTACTTGCCACGGCCATCCCTGCTGTAATTGCGGATCAGGCGCATCACGCGGCCCCCTCATCCTCGGCGACACGACCAACCTCGCGAAGTTGAACCTGATGATCCTTTACCCAGCGCAGCGTCCCAAGCACCGCGCGCATGCGGTCATCGTGCATATCAAGGACGCTCTTCTGCGATGGCTTGGTAGTGGCTATCCGCGCATAAACATTCCGGCGCTGCGTCAGCTCGTGTTCGACTTCCTCGATCTGAGCATCGATGCTGTGCTTCATTTTATCATCCACTCTCGATCGACACTCACGGCCCCGATCTCCCAGCCATACCGTTCCGTCCACATGCGCGACTGCACGAAGCACGCCGACAGGCACTCATGCAGCGAACCGCACTGCGCGTGCGGTATCTGCTGCCAATTCGTCCACGACCTCTCGTCGTTCGACCAGCGCCATTCCCGCACGCCCTCGCGCGGCCACTCACGCTGAATGCGTCGAGGCTTTTTCATGCGTCGGGCCCTTCGATCCACCACTGCCGACCGCAACTGTCGCAACGGTACTGCAGATCGGTGTAGCCGCCGCAGTGCGAGTCCCAGCTGCGATACGATACCCGGTCACTGCCGCACTGCTTGCAGCTGCTGGCGCTCGGCGCCCACTCGCTGAAATCGCCCTCGCTGTCCCGCATCTCGCGCACATGCATCACGCCACCTTTGCCGGCGAAGACTGATGATAGTCGTTCCAATCGCCCTCGGGCGGCGACTGCACCTTGGCCTCGATGCCCTTGATCAGTAGCCTATGTTTCAGCGTGTAGGCGGCGGCCTCGCCTGCACCATTGCGATCATTGTCGGCGAAGATCACCACTCGCTCGATCCCCGCCGGAGGCCACCAGCTCTCTAGCCCAGCCGTGCCGATCGCCGCCCACACCGGAAGCTGGTGCAGCAGCGACGCGCTGAGCGCGGTCTCGATGCCCTCGGCAATGCCGAGCGTCGCCCCGTCCAGCTCGGCGAGCCGCACCGCCGAGCCGCGGACGACCTCACCAGGCATCATGCGGCGCGGACATTCGACTGGCGCCTTCTGATCGGGATCGGCGAGATAGGTGCGATAGAGCTGGATCGCCCTATCATCCGGCGCCGTGACGCAGGCGAGCATGCCGGGAAAGTAACGCGGCTCGCCGCCTTCCCAATAGGGCAGCGTATCGATGTGGCGCAGCGCCTTCGGGAAGCGATCGATCTTGCAGCGGCGCATGAGGTAGCGCCCGGCTGTGTTGTCGGTCTTCACCGGCCACGAGTCTCGCCACATCCGGCGCAGCTCGTTGAGCGATGTGCGCGCGGGCGATTTCGGTAGCTCGCGACGCGCCATGCCGACCAGCGGCTCGACCAGCCTCACCGCCTCGGCAAACGCGATCCGCTTTGTCAGCATGATCAGCTTGAAGCCGTCGCCCGCACCGCACTGATTGCAGAAAAACATGCCACAGCCGTTCTTGTTGCTGAACCGGTAGCGATCCTTACCGCCGCACACCGGGCACGGTCCGTGCCGATTGCGCAGAAACCTCGAATCGATGCCGAGGTGCATAAGAATGTCCGGCCAGCGGCCGACACAGCGATCGCCGATCTCAGACATTGGCGCCCCCCATCATCCGCTCTTTTTCCATCCTCTTCGCGTATTGGATGTTGCAGAACTGGACGAACGCGCGCACCTCGGTGCCGACAAAGTCGGCGATTTCGACATTGCGAATGCTGGGATCGTTCGGCCACACCCCGAACTTCGCCTTGTAGGTACCAGCCGCCCACTTTTCCGACTTGTTGCGATCGATCCGAAGCCGCTTGATCTGCGAGAACCACGCGCGCTTATCGTCCATGCTGTATTCGCGCTTGCCGCCCCTCGTGAACTTCGGGATCGCGCCACGCCTGACTTCAACCAGATCACCGTCGGCTTCCTGGATCGTCGACAGCACGGCAAACACGTGGCCGCAATTCCAGCATTTGTCGGCCAGCTTGGTGAGCAGCGCCTCGCACTTGCTGCACAGCTTCGGCAGCGGCTTCTTGCGCTCAGCGTGATTGATTCGGCGCTCGGTGGAATCCAGATTGTCGTGCTCGATGTCGGTCACGAAGCCGAGCCGCGAGGTGGTGTCGCTGTGATCGAGGATCAGCGCATGGTCTTTGCCGTCAGCGATGCGCAGCGCACGGCCGACGATCTGCTTGTACAGAATCTCGCTCTTGGTCGGCCGCGCCAGCACCAGGCAACGCACGTCCCAGTCGGTGCCCGTGGTGTTGCCAACTACCGCGACCTTTCCCCTGCGGCGCGTAATAATATTTCCAGTCGTGGATGTGACACACCATACACGCTCGAACTTGTGATCGGTCTCCAACCTGAAACGCTCACGCACAAGTCTGGAGGCGCTCTGACGTAACCACGACATCCAATAGAACGGAGTCTTTCGATGCTTGCTGTGATCCCGTCTGACCGAGATACGATAACCACGGCAAGCCCCGACAGCTTGTAAAAGGTCAAATAAACCTCGATCATTCCCACCAATGCTCTTGCCGCGTCCCTCGCCGCTGCCCTCACCGTGATTGCCGTCCGCAAGCCAGTACCCATGAAGCAGTGAGCCAAACTGCTCAGCATTCAAACCCCACAACAAGGCCGCCCCGCTCTTGTCCATGTACGGCAACAATGGCGCTACCCCACCAAGACGCCTCTGATCTCGCCCACCCCGACCAGTCGAAAAATTCCAGCGGATGCTTTCATGTGTGGATTTTGCGGCTGGTGGATAAACCGATCTTGTGACGTGCAGCCCAATACGCTCGACAAGCGCATCAAACCACGCAATGATTCTTGGATAGGCCTTTGATTGCGACACCGTAATTCGGCCACCGGATCGCGTGCCGTCACCAATCCAAAAACCTATGAAGCAACACTCGTCCAAAGATAATTCATGCGGCAAGCGCAGCTCGCAATTTTGTTCAATGTGATCACGATGCGCCTGCTCAGCTTCAACCGCCTGTAAAGCGGTCATCCCACTCAAACGATATGCGGATCGCATGCTTATGCGACGATGACGTAGCAGACGTTCATCATCGCTTGGCGGCCTCTGAAACTGACGAGGCGCAGCCTGCCCAGTCACTGGTAGAAACCCACTCAACCCGACAAGTTTCTCGGCAGTGACGATCTTAAAATTGCGTGGTGATTTCGACCACAGCATCCTATGATTGCTGGTAATCCTGATATTATGAACTCTGCCCTCCAACGAAACCATTGTTTCGTGAGATTCTCGCTGCCGGCGGACAATGTGCAATGGATGCGTGAACTCAACCCCATCCTCTGACCATGCCGCAACACAATGCTCGTAGGACATATCACCGATGCCGACCCATCCGGCATCCGTCAAAATCTCTGTTTCTTGATCAAGACAAAGCGTTCCGACGTTGCACACGACCTCGACCTCGCACGCATGAAACGCGCGCTTGATCTCGCGACGATCGCAGCCGGCAGTGTCGGCGTCTTGATACGCGGCCTTGATCCCGGCCTCGTTGAAACGCGCCGCCAACGTCTTCGCGTGAGCGCAATCGACCGCGAACACCAGCGTCTTGCCGCGGCCCCACTGCTTGCGATAGGTGGCGATGATGTCCGCAGTCAGCGTGCCCTGCTGCATGCGCTCAGCGGTCTCGCCTTCGTGGTAATCGCCGGCCAGGGTCTTCACGCCACGCATGTCGGGGTGGCCGGTCGCGAACACCCGGAACGGCGACAGAAATCCGGCGTCGATCATGCCCTGCGTCGTGCCGGTCGGGATCAGCGTCTCGAACAGATCGCCCAGCCCCTTCGCATACGGCGTCGCCGAGAGCCCAACGAACACCCGACCACCCGAGATCACATTGCCCGCCTCGTCGCGCTTCGGGCCGTGCAGCGTCATCCAGTGGCGATGCGTTTTGTGGATGATGTGGCACTCGTCGATCACGGTCACGTCGGCGTCGGGAAACGCATTCCGCCTGCCGACGGTCTGGATCGAGCAGACCTGCACCGGCTTGGACCAATCCGTCATGTGATGGTCGGCCTGGATCACGCCCACCTCGGTGATCCCCTCGGCGTAGAAGCCTTCCACCGTCTGATCGATCAGCGAAAGGTAGGGCACCACGAACGCCACCTTGCGCCCCTTGCGCAGCGCGAAGTCGGTGATCCCCGCCGCCAGATGCGTCTTGCCCGATCCGGTCGGACCAGAGATCACCATCCGGCGAATGCCGCCCTTGAAGCTCTCGCGCATCGCGTCGATCGCCTCGGCATTGTGCCGCCACATCTCGCGGGTCAGCGCCATGCGACCCTCCCCTGCGACAATGCGACGCGGCCCTCGCGCGCGCTATCACAACCTAAAGACTCCTCTTCTAAGAAAGAAAGAAAGGAAGGAAGGAAGAAAGAGTCCTTCTTCTGGGTGGAAGGAATCTTTAACCCGCGTGCCCGCGCGCGCGTGAGGGGTTGCGTTCCATCGGTGATCAATGGCATAGAGTCCTCCTTCTCGTTGCAGCATTGGGTGTGCCGCATCGGGGTTTCTGGTTGGTCAGTGACAAAAACTTGAGGCCGATCAGGGTCGTCACCCTGGTCGGCCATTTCATTTCATAGCGTCTCCCTTGACGATCTCGAACGCGCCGCAGCCGCCATCGGCGTAGGGCGTCACGCACCAGCAACGCCTGCCAACCACGACCCAATCGTGTTGGCAGGCGTGCGCTAGAGCTTGTGACTTGATGGGAGCGAGCGACGAAATATGCGCAGCAGCATTCCGCGCGTGTTGCGCAGGAAACAAATCTGGCTTATTTCGTTGAGAAGACATGGCGTCCTGACTGACTCAGGGTGTCGTGTAAGTCGACGATCTGAGGACCGCAAACCTCGATCGTCGGCGGGCCGAAGCCCATCTTTGGCCTTCGAGTCGGATTTACCCGTCTCAAAGAAGCCCCTCGTCATCTCGAAAATGGCGGGGGGCTTTGGATTCGAGGCGACAGCCTATGCCTGAGTCGCTGTTACAATCAAGAGTGTCATTTGGGTGACTGTTGATCAGCAGCACACCCCCACCCGCGATAGACGCTGCAGTATTGGCCCTGGCCGAATTTTGGCGCACTGGTGAGCCCACAGCGCGCAGGCGTCGCCGGCATTGTGGTCCCGGACATGCCAACCGAGCTGCAGGCAGCGTCTCACAACGGCTTCCTTGGCCGCGTCGGTCGATAGGTTCTTTCTTCCGATGAAGAGGTTGCGCACGTCGCGCACGTCGTGCTCGCGCAGATCATAGACGCCGCACTCGATCGCCATGCCCATGATGCAGGCCGGAATCCCGAACAGCAGTCGGGCGGTCTGCTGTGAGGTGAAGCCCCGGACGGAAATCGGCGACTCGATGGCGACGATGCCCGGCGGGTCCTTGGCGAAGGCCTCGACCGTCCAGCGCAGCGCGGCGGCAAAGCGATAGGGGTTGCTGGCGCTCTTCTTGCCCAGTCGCACCGTCCCGAACTCGGGCGCGTCCGCACCCAGCGGGCCGCGGGCCCAGCCCATGTTGGTCGCAATGTCGAGCGCGAGAATATCCGGCACTGTTGACAAGGTTACATTGCAAGACCACATTGCAAAAGCGCCCCGGTCACTTCTGGCCGAAATGACCGGGAATTGACGCAGCAACCGATGGACCCGGTCACCATGTCCAGAAAAATCATTACCATAAATCTCGCCATGGCTCTCG